TTAAGCCAATACTTCTTGTATATTTTGAGGTACCTGATTTGTCGCAACGGCCTCCCATGAATTCACGTTTTGTCCCTTCGTCTCAATCTTTAAATAGTGTCGTTGCTTTAGCCGGTGATCTGCGGTAAATGTCAACCAGCGTTGCTTACCTTGCGCATCGCTGGTCAGCATTCGATAGGTATAGATATCTTCGCCCATCTGACCAGTCGAGTGGCCGATTGCCTGATTAGTCCGACCATAGACCGTTTGTACCTTAACAAATGGGTTTAAGTTATCCACCGCCATTGCCAGCTCACTCCCCTGATTCTTCGTCATCGTCGGTACAATTAACAATGTACCTACACTAATCATCATAATAATCGCCGCCAACCAAATAGCCCTTTTTTTATTCATAAATACTATCCCCCGAATTAATTATTTTATTAATCGTATCGGAGTAAAGCTCCTCTGGCTACCCTAACTAGGCTTTCTTAATCAGTTTAAACGATTACTAATCAAATTCGATTTTCCTTAAACATTAAGGAAATTATTTTAACAATAATTCAATAATTATCGCGCTTTGCATGCTATTCTATTAGAATAGGAAGTAGTTTTTAAATCATGGGGGGATTTATCATGCACATGCGGGGTATCAACTTTGTATTAGGTCTCGGCGTCGCGCTCGGCCTGTTAGCAGGCTGTCAGGCGGCTTCACCGGCAACTAAACAAGCCAGCAGTCAATCAAAGACTAGCGCTAAAAGCGTTCACAGCTCGGCTAAACACCAAGCACAAGCACGGCCTTATCAACATTGGCATACCGTCAAAGATGTTCACTTGCCTATTTTGATGTATCACAGTATTTCTAGCGGGAACCAGTTACGTGTCCCCGCCAAAGAATTTCAAACTGAAATGACTTATCTAAAGGCACACGGCTACCGAACGCTGACTGCCAATGAAGCCGTATACGCGCTCAAACATCGGCGAATTCCACAAAAGAAGATTGTCTGGATCACACTCGACGATAGCTATAAAGATAACATGACAGCAGCTTGGCCAATTTTGAAACAGACGCACCAACACGCCACCATTAATTTTATTACCGGCTTTACCCATAAGAAAAACCACTTAACTTTAGCTGATGCTAAGCGGATGCAAGCATCCGGTAATATTGATTTTCAAAGTCACACCGTTCGCCATCTGGATTTAAATAATTTAACTTACCAGGTTCAACTTACGGAATTATCAAGTTCCAAAAAATGGCTCGATCATAATTTACAACAGAACACACAAGTTATTTGTTACCCAGCCGGCCGTGCTAATCAGCAGACCATTAAAGCCGATAAACAGGCTGGCTATCAGTATGCCCTATCAACGGCACCTGGCATCGCCACCAGCACACAGAACCCATACAATCTCACTCGACAACGGGTCGTACCTGGAATGTCGCTAACGGCCTTTCAGACACTATTAACGAGTAATAATTAATTCATAGGACCCTTACTTGTGACACGATCCCAAAACCCTTTTTTATGAGCGCTTAACAGTGCTGTTGTGATCACAACAGCCAAAACGCAAAATTGGGGTTTTAATTTGATACCAATTAGCAAAAGAGAAGCGTCATAATGCTGATATACCAGCATTATGACGCTTCTCTTTTTATCTACCGACGTCAACTTATCACCCGCACGGTAGTTATACCATTAAGGGTAGCACGCTATAAATGCCATTTATAAGCCATTTCTGAAAAAGAGAGATTTTTAATTTACAAATCGTGGAAGAGCACAAATTAATTTAATATTGGCCCTTTTTTGATGTTTTGCTTTTTCCACTATTATATACCAACTTATTACCTTAAACACAAAAAAATCCCCCACGCCGAAACGCAGGGGAAATGTTGCAGAGTGATCAAGCTCCACAACAAATGAAAATCTCTATCAAGTTATAGCCAACAATTATTATAGCACTATTTTGCCGATTGTGAGGCGGATTCTGACGCCGTTTCAGTGTCAGATGATGCAGAACTATTCACTACAGCGACTGTAGACGTGGGTGCTTGTAATTCGTCAGCGGTCTGATTAGCGGTCGCTTCAATCTGACTTTCCTCATCACTTTTAACTGTTGGTGCCGTCACTGTTTGAACGTCAGTAATAACGCCCAGCATACCAAGGATCGTTAATACAGTGTTGATAACAGCGACAATGGCTGACCAGTCACCAGCAAACTTGATACCAAATACAGCTAGTACCTGTTGAATCAAAACAATCAGCAACGAAATAATCCCAGCAATCAACTTACCATTTAAGCTTCCATCGGTGTTCTTAAAACTAATTTTTTCCATTTCCTTTGGCTTCCTTTTCATATAGATGTTTAAATTCAATGTCGTGACCATCTAACCGGTCTTCTACCTTAATAACACGATTTTCAATCGCGTTCATTGTGTCGGCGTTTTGCTGTCGTACTTTTAAACTTTCATCAGTAAAACGGCTAAGCCGCTTGCCTAAATTGTTAAGTGGGATACGGACCGTCTTATTGAGAATCCAATTAGCTAATACACAAATACTAGTGACAATGGCAACAATGGATCCCCATTCATCCCAACCTAATCCTAATAGTGTATGCAATTACCGCACCACCAATCGCTGGCCAGGATAGATAGTGGTGTAAATTGACTTTGCATTCTGGCTAGCTAATGTAGTCATGCTCAGGCCGTTGCGCTGTGCGATTGTCCACCAGCTGTCGCCGGACTTGACTGTGTAATACGTATGACTAACCAGCTGACCAGTAACTCGCTTCCCGTAGGCTGGCCCGTTGGTGGCACCTAGCTTGATAAAGCCATACAGGCCATTTGAACGGGTATAACGTGCCCATACATAGTCGTGTTCAATAATGACCGCATTATAAGTCACACTTTCACCACTGTAATAGGTAGCCACTTGACGTACCTTGTCTGAATCCGTGTAGCGAACAGCCAGAGCCCGATTAGGATAGAACACCCCACGCTGGCTGTATTTAACAACCTTAAAGGTGGCTTTCTTAGCTGCCTGTTTATGAGCCTGCTTAACATTGGCCTGTGCTTTAGCCTTGCTAGCAGTCGTATAACCCGATTTAGTAATGCCTGTCAAATCAACATTGCCGTCTAATCCGCCTGCTTTATACATACTAGTGAATTGGAAGATAGCCACGCCGTCCATGCTAGGGAACCAGTTGTAATCAGGCTTAGTTCTAACCAAGTAGTCCGGATATTCAGCTAACCATAGACAGTTGCCATAGGCTTTAACGATGGCGCTAGTGTTAACGTGGGCGTTTAAATAGGCCTTGCCGGAATACAACATCGGCGTATATCCAGCGTCTTTAATAAGCTTCATCTGGGCTAGAATGACATTAGTGTTGGCTGTCACACTATTAGAAGCCCCATCCTCATAGTCTAGTGCGACAATACTACCCTTGGGCGTCCTAATCCGTGGCAAGTAATAGGCCATCATAGCCTTAGCATTTGTCATATTGCCACCGACACCGTCCCATAAATAGGTGTGTACCCGTTTACCAGCCTGCTGAGCTGATTTAACTTGGCTGTTATACGTGGTCTGAGGGATATTAGTGCCACCATAGAAGCCACCCGCCTGTGATAGCACGAACTTATCGGTGCTATAGCCGAATGTCCCACTATTACCGTTATACTTAGACCAATCAACCCCCTGTTCACGGCTAGTTGAAGCCTGACTGTTTAAATTGACCATTAAAAAGGCCATAAAAATGGCGCCCACCGTTAAGATGAGTGCCTTTAACTTGTGCTTATTCAATTAAGTTACCCCCTCATTTCGTTTGACCTGATGCTATCTGAGCTGCTGATGCCTGTGCGGCCTTGTAGGCTGTAATTGCATCGGATACCTGAGTAACCTGAGCTTGGGTAATCAGTGATTTAACTAGATAATTGCCAGCGTATACAGTTGCCAAGTCCGATGGAATTAGTCCACCGTTAATACTATCAATTAATCCTTCTGTTAAAAATTCGCTTAAATCAAAACTCATGACAAAGAACCTCCTAGCGCTACAATAGCCGCTTTTATTTTTGCATAATCAGATTGCGTCAAAATTTCTGCTGAATTAGGACACCAGTCAGTTGCTACACTGCCTTTTTCCAATTTAAAACCCTTGAAGGAAATTGCACTATTGTCTGTTTGTGAACTAGTGAAAGATGTCCAAACGCCATTAGCTGCTTTGGCATCTTCTGGTGTCAAAGTTATTGTCAATGTAGAAATTCCTTTGCTACCAGCAGCGATAATTGTCCCATTAATATTATGGTTGGCAACATACATGTAAATAGCTGCATCATGTTTCACAGGTGCTAAATAACAGCTCACAGTATAAGCTTGATTTGCTTTTAGTGTTTCCACTGGGTAATACGTAGGTAGTCCAGTGCGCCAACCAGTAACGTTCGTGACAGTTGTAAGAACATTGCTCGTTCCCGTTAGCAGGTTAGTACCTACAGCACTGTTATTAACCTGCGTTTGTAAACTCTGGAATGCAGGTGCACTAATTAACCCAGCGTTATCAACAGTCCCTGTATCACCCTTTGGGCCTTGTGGTCCTGCTGGGCCTGGTTCGCCTTGCGGACCTTGCGGACCAGTTGCTCCGGTATCACCCTTATCACCTTTGTCACCTTTATCACCCTTGGCAATCGTACTTGCGGCTTTATTCATCGCTTCCACAAAGTCATCAAAAGCAATCGTTGTAATAGTCGCACCCGAACTATTCTCGATGTTGGCTGTTATTGTAAAGCTGAGTGGGTTGCCACTAGGATAAATACTAGTGCCTTGGGCGTCCATTACCCAGACTTCTAAAAAGTAATTACCGGTTGGAAGATTAGCCAGCATGTCCTTGCCAAAACTAAACTTGAATTGGCCAATTGGCAGGTTGGCCAAACTATCGATACTAATTTGCTGTCCGCGTAGATAGCCACTACGATTACCAATCTTGACAGTAATTGACGTCGCTGTTGTCAGGTCTACCAGCCGGCCTTCGTTTTTACAGACCAGTGTAAACGTGGTTTCATCATCACCAACTTTAACCTCTTGCGGTGTTTCATACGCAAAGTCAAGTGTCTTTGTCATACCATCGCCTCCTGTTATTTAATGATTGGCGCTACGTAGTTCTCGCCGGTAATCGTCTTGTAGTCATCACCCGTAATTGAATTCTTAGCTACTTCCGCAGCGACTTCGGTTTTATCCATCGTGTGCCACAACTGATATGCAAATTTGAATACAATCATCATGATTTAGTCCCTCCTTGTGCTAAGGCTGTCAATGCTTGTTCCAGTGACGCAATATGTTGCTGCTGGTCGGCCATTTTCTGAGCTATTGCCGTCAATGATTCTTGCTCAGATGTTGGCCCCACGACTACCCCTTGCGTAATCACCTCAGGCTCATCAGAACCGGTAAACTTGTCAGTGCTTGCGTCATACTTTAAGGGCGTATTCAATCCAGCCGGTGGCAACGTGAATGTTTCACCAGTAGCTAATTGATAGTCGTCAGCAACCACGCTATTACCGGTAACTGTGCCATCATCGTTGTATTGATAAATTAATTTCAATGTTCTACCCCCTATCTTGTGTAACTGAAGTAGCCACTAACCGCCACCAACGACTTATCCGGATAGGCGCCATCAGTGCGGAAGACCGTCAATTTATTACCAGCAGTCAAGTACACTGAAGCTAATACATTGGTCTTGTCGTCTAATGCACCACGACACGGGAAGTACATTGGCTCACTGGCCGCATCGAGTGGTGGAAATCCTTCCGGCAATGTGCCAAAGGTGATTGTGTCAGAATTCTTAATGCTGCACGTTAAATCGAATTGAATCTCGATCAATCTTGTCGATTGCATATCGTTAGATTTAACCTGTAGCTTACCGGTAAATCCATTGGTCGGCACTAAGCTGACCCAACTAGTATCGGCCCAGCCAGTGTCGTGCGTAGCATAAACATCACGTACAAAAGTTTGACCTGTTGCAATGGACATAAAATTAATATGCTTAAACGATCCTTGACCACTGACTGTTACCATTGCAGCATGACCATCGTAAGTTTTAGGCCCATTCGTGTACCCGGTTGCAATCCAGCGGCCAAAGTCTAACTTCATCACATCTAGCTCTGTAGTTGTTCTGGCCGTTTGTGCCCGACTATCAATCACAACTTTATCCGCTGCAGATTCAAATCCGTCACGCTCAAAAGTAGCAGGTAAATGAGCAGGTGAATTAGCATCACCATTGCTACCATCATGTGCATCAAACTTGGCTTTTAACTTCCTAGTCGCTTGTGAAAGTTCTTGTACTGTCATCTTTTCCATAACTTTTCACCTCCTAATACGTGAAGTCTCGGTCTGTGCCATAGCCGAAACGGTAAGCATGAATTTTTCGATTAGCAGTATCAACTGAGAAGATGTCCCAACAATCTTCAGCGATTGTATCTTCTATTCTACCGGGATTGCGGCTAGAGCAAAGGCTTGCAGCTGTTTCGATACAATTAATCCCATCGTAAGTCATTTGACCGTCTCGATGAATATGACCATTGAAAAGGCCAATCACGACCGCTTTGCCTTGGGATGTGTAATCGCAAGTCACATTAATCGGAAAAGTCCGACCAGCATCGGCCTGACTATATTTCGTTCCTGATTGAAACGCATTAATAATCCCAATTAGCACGTCCGAATTATACTGGCTTAATTGGGGTTGCCCTGCAGCAACTTCGAACGTTCCCGGTAAGGGACAGTGAGTAAAAATCATGACTTGCCAGCTATTATCTGGCACTTTAAGGGCTTGATTAGCCAGCCAAGTTAGCTGCTGGTTCTGATAGCCTGACTGCGTTAAAAAATCATATTCATAAGTACCATCACTGTTTAACGTATATGGTAAGTCAAAGCTATTCAGCCAGATCAAGCGGACCTTCTTATCGTTATAGTCTTTGTAGCCATATAGACTATCACCATCACGTGTTTCACCATAAACCTTATCAGCGGTGCGGTAATACGCTTTAATCTCAGCATCTGACAAGCACGTATCTGGCGTGTTATTACCATTCTGGCCCACACCATTGTCATGATTACCAAATACATAGTAAACATCGGTGCCCGCTGCAACCCGATTAGCAAGCACACTCGTTGCTTGCCGAGTTTCAACTAACTTTTCTTGTTTGCCAAACCAGCCATTGGTATTGTCACCACCAGCAACAACGGCATCTAAGCGGGCACGACGACTAGCCGCTGCCATATAAACATAGTGATTAATTGAATGCGGCGAATAGCTGCTTAGTTGGTGATGGTTATCTGTTATAAATCCCACATTCAAATTGCTTGCTGGAATCACTGTCAATTGGTTTAACCGATCTAACGCATAATTAGGAATTGGGCCACCAACCTCGTCAATTTCATTTTCAAAGTAACCATTCAAAGCATTACCATTTTGAAAGTCGCCAAGTGCCGTCTGAACATTTGCAGTTAGTTCTGTAAATCTATCTTCAAACGATGACAACTTATCATCTAAATCCTTTTCTGTTAAAACGTTGCCGTCTTTGATCTTTTGTGCAATATCTGCCAATTTGCTAGTTAAGTCTGTGACAGTCTGCTGGATTGTTGTATAGTCTCCATTCCATTTGGCAAAGGTGGCTACGACCTTGTCGTCAAACGCTTGAATTTTAGTTTTTAACTCGCCATCAGTAGCATCGATTAAGCTTTGAGCCTGATCTAATACTTTCTGCAGTTCAGTTCTGAACGGTGCCTGATTAACAAACATGTCTGGGTTGCCATTATAGACGTGAAACCAGACATTAAAGGTTGTGATACGTTTACCATCAGCGTTTTGTAACCCCAAGAAGCCGTAGAAAAAGCCTTCATGTGGGAACATGGTTCCAGGCAGGTTCATTTTTACTCGTCCTAGGCCAACAATATCATCGCTGGTCCCGACATAGCTGACGGCCTCACCGGTATCGGCTGTTACTTGGCTATTCTCATCCAGGCTACCAACAAAACCAGTCATAAATGGCACTAGCCCATCTTGAAACTGTTGTGCCAGTCCCTGCTCTTTAAATTGAACAGCCAGTGGAACCTGTTCATCGCCTACCCGACCATTGAAACTATCACTAAGATTGAACGCATCGCCTGAACCAATTTGTTGCTTGTACGTATCCAACGTAATCGTACTAACCATTTACTCACCTTCCTCAGTCTCTACTACTTTGCCGTTAACAATTTGAATTGGTACATCATACTTAGCCAGAATATTAACAAGTTCATGCATATTTTCATCCTGAACTCGAATTTTTGATTCAATTGTAGTTTGTGTCTCTTTAATATCACTTTGCCGGTGCTCTATCGTAGCTTGATTATCAAGTATGTCATTGAAAGTATCTTGAGTTATCACGAAGTTGGATATCAGCATTTCCCGTAGCGGAGCATCATACACAGCAGATAATTCATTAGTGAATAATTTAATGCTCATTCAACCGCCTCCTTCTTTTGCCAGATGACCTTCCCATCATTATCAATGCTAGGTACCCATGCAGTACCATCTGGTGACGTCAACTGCCCAATTAAACTTAGTCGTTGGTCCAAGTCATCACTAGTAACTAACTCTGGTTTATTGGCAATCTTCTCCCAGCTAATCGGAAACTGCATTGAAAGAATATTAATAGCCTGTTGCACCGTCATTTTATCCATTCACGGCACCACCCAACGCATTAAGTCTGTCAAGTGTATTCGCATCAGTAATCAAATCATTGCCGTCTACAGCATCAAGTCCGGCCTTTAGTTGTGCGATCTGTTTACCAGAATCACTATGAGCAGTCTGCAATCCCGCGGTGATTTGTGTAAAGCTTTTAGTCATATTGCCAAAGGTCACGCTAGTCGTCGCTGGGTTAACCAAATCAATCACGGTTTCACTGATTCGAGTTTCAACATCCATACCATTACGATCCCGAATATAGCCGTAATTTCCAACCTCACTGTTATTAATCATTCCAGGTACCGAGTTAGTCTTGAAATCATTCAATGTCGCAGTTCGCTGAATCAACGGCACATCTTGTAATTTTGATTTCAAATATGCCAATAGGGAATCACTATTCGTGAACCGCTCATCAGAAATTGGCTCTGCATCAATTACACCCCACGTTGTTGCGTTAGGACTCGTGTACTCAGCAGTAGCCAATGGCTTTTCTTTGTCGTCTAACTTACCTGTACCTTTAATATGAGTTGCAATCGTCGTGTAATCACTCTTATCGGTCAACGAGCTAAGATTCAATCCATCTAACCAAACGAAAGCATCACGCTTACCGACTTGTTTATAAATATCAATGTGCTTGCCCGTACTAGTCCATTCGAAATTGAAGTCCGACATCAAAGTGTTTAAGAATAAATCAAACGCTAATCCAGTACCGAAATCTTCAGAAAAATCATAATGATTGAAATCATCATGAATTGTATAAGTAAAACCAGTGCCTTCAGTAATTAGCTGCATGCAGTTATCGAGCGACTGAGATCCCTTTATACTCTTTTCAACGTAATGGTCGTTTAAATCGTGCGCAGAACCTAGAAACGTTGCTTTGACATTACGACTACCACCGATGTTAGATCCATTCATGGTCTGAATACGATAAGCTTCGCCACTATCAGAATCTAGCAAAAGCGTGCGTGGTTGCAACATGCCTACAGCAGACACATTCGTCCCCGTGTTAATGAACGTCAATTCCAACTGCGCCACTTGATTCACGGTTTCAGTCAATTGTGCTGAAATTGGGATAACTGGTAGTTCGTTACCTGTTACATCACGTAAATAAAACACTTTCACACCTCCTAAACGTAATACCGTGTATCAAATTCCAAATCATAATTAGTTGCGCCTGCAATTTGTAGCTCGTTAATCCCTTTGACGTAATCTAAATAGGCATGATTCCCCTTGCTGTAGACATTCACGCCATCCACAACTGGAACCATGCCATATAAAATTAGAGTTTGGGATTTCTTCAACGCTTGATTTAACTGAAACACTTGTCCCGTAGTTTTGTTAGTAATCGATAATTGACTAGCCACATCTCCATGGAAGGTTAATGTGGCCGTCTTGCCATCAGCCAGCAGCGGAATTGAGCCACCAACAAACACCTTGACGTCACTTTGATTGGTGAAACGATACGGCGGCAAACATGCAAACGGAATATCAAATCCTAATGGAATGTTATTCTCCATGTTAGCAGTAGTGTTAATCGTCTCACCAAATCCACCAGTAACAACTAGGTTAACTGTTATATCCTCCGTCATAATAGGTGACGCTTCATAAGGGTCTACATTAAAACCATCATCCGCATGGACTGGCCAACGAATCGATGGAATGACGCTACTAACAACATAAAAATCTTCGTAACCACGAAATAAATCAAACAGCTTCAACCGCATTAGTTCTTGGTCAACTGAGTCAATTGTTTTAACGTCAAAAACTAGCGGTATCTTGCGTTCACTCGTGTGTGTTTCAGATGAAGCTACATTGTACTTACCAACTGACGTGTAAGTTCGAGTGAACGTTGGTGCAGGTGGTGAAAACTTTTCTACTTGAATACCCAAATCAGATAGCCAGTAATTACTGCCATCCTGTTGAATCACTTGAATATCTAACTCCATCTATTTGCCTCCTCTCGCTCGATCAATGACAACATCTTGGCCTAGAGCCAGCTTAATTAACGGATACTGGGCATTAAAAAGGACGCCATTATCTAGTTTGGCAGTGATGTTAACTGTCTTGCTAGTAATTGCGTCCACTAATGACTTGACCACACCTAATACCTCACCAGTTCCGTTCACCACTGTACCACTGACTGCGACGGGCCCACCGTTCTTAGGAACATCTAAGGGGATGGTACTATTTAATCCAGCGGCCTGCTCCGCACTTGTAGCAACGAAGGCCTGCTGACCAAATGACATCTTGACAGCTTGGTCCGTTAAATACTTGCTGTAATTCGACTGATCATCCGGGATATGAATTTCACGTTGGTTATGCTCAGATACCCATGCTAACTGTTTCTCATAGGACTCACCGCCCTTGTCAAAACGACGATGACCACTGGGCGCCCAGCCGCGATTCCACATCAAATCGTTGTACCAGTTGGAATCATTAAATAACGCCAATAATTGGTCATAACCATTAGCACGGTTTCCATGGCCTTTAACCGCGTAATACCGGAATGTTTGTCCAATAAATTGAAGCAACCCTTGGGCAGGGTCAACACCAGTATTGACATCCACATAGCCATGTTGAAATACTGTTGGATTACCACCGGACTCGTGATTGATGGTATTAAGGATTTTCTTAACGCCATCTTCAGGCATCGATATGTGCATAGCAGCGGCGGCTCGTTTGATGTACGGAATCCACCGTGTTACACCAGCGCCACCCGGATTACCAGCACCCTCAATGGCTAGTTTCTTTAGCCAATTGGTTTGTTTCTTTTCCCAGTCCTTAGTATCTGGGCCAAACTGGTTCTGTGAGCCACCCGGAAATAGGTTCATATCAAAACTTGAATCTATTAATTTTTCCCAGTTCTTAATCGGGTGCTCCATGAACTTCATAGCATCACCAAATAGGTTCTTAATCCAATCAACGATATTACCACCCGAACCAGTCGCAAACATCGGTAACCCCATCATTTTAAGGAATGGTGCTGCTTTTTCAGTATCCTCACCTGAAAAGACTTGAGCACCGACAGGCAAGTGGGTCACAGTTGGAACAGCCGGTGACAGTCCTAATGATCCATTACCGTAATCAATCAATTCTGGCTTATAACCATCACCGACTATTGCAGTTTCAGGACTTGTGATTTTACCATTAGTACCGGTTTTATGTGGTATCCCTGTCGTTATACTTAACTTGTTTTCAGTTGCTGTGTAAGAACTCTTGCCACCAACAGCTTTAGACAATGCATTAACGCTAGCTCCACCTTGATCGAGGTTATGAGCCACACCCTTTCCAACTCCGCCAGCAGACTTCAGGGGGTCGGCAGCTTTCTCAACTAGGCCTTGATTGAATGATTCCATTGTATCGTTACCAGCACCAACAGCTTTTTGCCCCAAAGTCATAACATCTTTGATGGTTTGAGCAGTCCCTGTAACTGAATTAATAGGCACCTTTTTCTCATCGTTGATACCATCGTTATAACTATCCATGGTCTTACGGCCGCTTTCACCAATATCGATATTAGTCTTCCCCTTAACCATCGCTGCTAATACTTTCAAGTAGTTTTCAGTTGAAATTTTCTTATCAGCATAAGCCTTGTTGAGGGTATCCATGGTCCAACTACCTTCGCCACTAATATTAATCTTGGCGCCGGTCTTCACTGCGGACTTTAGCTTGTTCAATGCAGATTTAGCTCCAGGAATGCCCAAATCAATACCAGTTGCTAAAGTGTCAATATCTTTTTGCCCAATCTTTTTCAAATCGTGATCAAAAATATTAGAAATTGCTTTACCATAACGTGTCTTTAAACCACTCTTGGTAATAATTCCAAGATCCAAGCCTAATTTGAGTGATTGAATATCGCTCTTACCCAGCTTAGATAAATCCTGCTTAAAAATAGCAGCATATTGTTTGCCATACCGGCTTTTCAACTGAGAATCAGTAATATCACCACTCTTGAGCCCTTCTTTTAAGGTTGCTATATCAGTTTTTCCAAGTTTTGATAGGTCTTTAGGAAATAGACCGGTAATATTGTCTCCGAACTGCTGTTTTAAATCAGAAATAGTTACGACTCCATCGGCTAACCCTTGTTTAAGGGTATCAATTTCTTTTCCGCTCAGCTTGGACAAGTCTTTCGGGAAAAGGCCAGTAATTGTATTTCCAAAAACGGGAGCTAAATCTTTCAAAGATAAGATTCCCGTTGAAAGACCTGATCGAAGTTCTTCCTGTTCAGAATCGGTTAAATCACTGATATTCTTTTTGCCGTCATCCTTGAAGCCAGTTAGAATTGAATTGAAATATACTTGTGCTTCTTCATAACCCTGTTTGCTACCAGATTTGACATCAGTCCAGAACTGTTGTGCAGTTTTATATCCGTATTTACCAAGAGAAATGTTTGCAGCACTATCAGAAAGATCAAGTCCCCATTGCTTAGCAACATTGGCTGGGATTCCCAAAGTGCCTTTATTCAAAGACTTAACATAATTATCATGCGTTTTTTCAGCACTTGCGGCCAATTTAGCACCTGCTTTTGTTGTCTCTGCCAGCATATTATCGGCATCTACCTTTGCTTGTGCAGCAGCAGTAGAGTCAGACATCCCCATTGCCTCATAGGCTTTTTCCTGAGACTTCTGGAACTTAGCTATATTCTTTTCAATGGTCCCATGTGCGTTGACTTGATCATCAATGTACTTCTGATTGTCTTTCTTATGATCAGCAATCCACTTAGCTGCCGATTCTTCGCTGTTGCTGACATCGTCCCAATAAAGTTTTTCCTTTTTGCCATTCTCATCGGTAATCGTTTTCGTGTATTCATCATCAAGCGTTTGCTTAGTACGCAAGCTTTCGCGACCGTTATTGTTATACGCATCGCCGGCCGCTTTTTCAGTCTTAATGTATTCCAATGAAGCTTGAGTTTGTTGCTTGTTACGTTTGGCATCGAGCATGGCAAGTGCTTGGTCGTATTGGTCATTGCTAATTTGGTCATTTTTTCTTAGCGATTTCAGCTCAGACAGACTCTTCTTATAACTATCGCTTGCCTTGCCATAAGTCTTGGAATATGCCGAATCTGCTGACTTTACGTCCGCCTTATACATGCCATCCGTGATAGTGCCATGTTGTTGAACGTAGGCTTTATATAATTCTTGCTGGTCCTTATAAGCCATACCAAACGCGGAGACTTGCGAATCAATGTAAGCCTCAGCCTCATTTAGTTTAGCCTTTTGAGTAGTAGACAGCTTTGAGAAGTCACCGTCAACTGACTTTAAAATGCTCTCCATCGTTTTTTTAGCTTTTTCAAGCTTACTAGTTTGCCCATCAGCCCGCTTATCAACGCCCTTTTCAACTTGCGTTACCCAGCTATTGCCAGCACTTCCAAAGCTTCCGGATAAGTCGGATAGTGCATCCATCCCGGCCTTTTTAGTCTTGGAAAACTGTTGTTCAACCAAATCAGCCATCTTACTGTATTTAGTAACCACATCGCTAGATAACTGTTTAGACTGCTTGCCTACCGCGGTATCCAATAGCGCCATATCATTCTTGGCTTTTTGATGTAGTTCATTAAACGAGCCAATCGCTTTTTGCGAGTTTTGGCTGATATTAGCACCATATTCGTCCATCGAAGCACGTTGGCGCTTCAACTGGTCACTATGCTCCTTGCCGGCTTTAATCGCAAAGTAAGTTGCTGTTCCCACAGCCGCTACACCTAACACGACCGGGGCGGCAGCTGCAGCCAATGCACCTAATCCGGATACTGTACCTAGTGCTGAACCACCTAATCCTAGCAAAGAAGCTGAACCTGCTTCAGCACCACCACTAAGACCAGCAATGACAGTACTGGCCGCACCGCCATCTTTAACTAAAGTGCCAAATAACGGTGATAGCTTGGCAGCACCAACCAATAATTTCATAGATCCACTAGTTAGTAGCCCTACACCAGAGGTCAATTTTCCAAACATACTAATCAATGGTCCACCAGCCGCAACAGCTAAGCCTGTATTAAGAATTAGTTTCTGCGTTGCCGGATCTAAGTCGCTAAAACGGTCTAGCATATTCTTTAACTCACGAATAATGGGCGTGAGGGTTGGTAGGAACTTCTGCCCAAATTCAATCTCTAAAGCGTTTAAACTAGATTTAAATTGGGCCATGGTGAACTGACTCGTGTTACGCATGGTTTTGTTGTATTTATCAACGGTTCCATTGCTGTGTTCGATCTCATTAGATAACGATTTGTACCGATCAAGATTAGCGTCCATCAAGGTCATACCGACCTTCATGTTTTCCTGACCAACAACGTTGTACATAAATGACTGGCGCTGCTTATCATTCATTTTCTGGTAAGCACCCTGCATTTGTCCAAGAATATCAAAGACGTCTTTCATTTTGCCTTTGCTATCGAATACTTGAATATTGTATTTCTTTAAATCCTTAGCTGCTTGACCTGTCCCTGTTCCAACTCGTGTCATCAATGATGACAGCCCCGTACCAACAGAGCTAGCGTCAATACCAGCAGACTTTAAGCGCCCTGCAATTGCCATAAATTCATATGTTTTAACGCCCATGGCGTGCATTGCAGCACCAGCATTACCACTAATTTCTTTCAAATCGTCTAATGACATGGCTGACTTATGGGTGGCTTCAGTCATCTGATTCATCAAGCTATTACCATTCTTGATTACAGTACTGTTTGAACCCAAGTTCTGACCAAATTGTTCAAGCATAGAAGCGGTCAGTTTAATAGACTCCCCAGACTGATCGGAATTAGCGGTCATAGTCTTTAACAACTCTGGCATCATTCCCATGGCTTGTTTGACATTGTAACCATTAGAAACCAATTCAAACATACCATCATTGATTTCTTTGGTACCAACACCAAATTCTTTGGACCATTTTAATGTGTCTGAAGATAGATTCTTCATAATTGAGCTTGTTTGGCTAGCAGAGTATCCTTGTGCAACAACTTCCTTACGGATATCAGCTAATTGATATTGATAATCGGAAGCGGCTTTAGTTGCTACACCCAGTGCTGTGACAATAGGTACCGTAAAACCAATAGTGGCCTTACTTCCAAGAGAGCTAATCTTTTCACCAGCATTTTGTATCTTAGTACCCATTATCATGGCTTTGTCAGCTGCGGCAGCCATTTCAGGTGTTAATGCACCAACACTCTTTTGCAGCTTGCCTGCTGACAAAACCAGAACTTGCTGTTCACGTTCAAGGGCAGCATATTTGCTTTTAGCCGCTACTACTTGAGCAGAATTATCACCTTCTGCTCGTGACAGACGACCAATTTCACCAGCTGTTGCTGTCATCTCTTGTCGGTTAGCTTGCAACTGTGCTTTATAAGAGTTCAACTTAGAAACTTGAGAAGACATGTGCAGCCCTGCTTGTTCTTGAGCGGCTGATAGCTTACTATAGCTGGCTGCAGTTGTCTCTAACCCTTGATTCAACACTTTTAAATTGGCAGCTGCTTTCGGGCTAACATCCACGTCTTTAAATGTTCGCTTAAGAACTTCGGCTTGTGCAAGTGCCTCTTTAGCGATTAAGTCCACGTTAATCTTGACACTACCAGCAATATCAGCCATCTACACACATCCTTTCTATATTTTCCCTTGCTCCCGTAACTCTTTCATCCGTAACGCCTTGTGTGGCATATCTAAATTAGCTAGCTCGATAGATAGTTCATCTGGTGTCAGCTTGCCGTCGCCATCGGTGTGAGCTTGCTTTAATCCATAAATCAGCTTCATTTGTTTCAGATAAGTTTGCGTATCAGCATCCATATCATCACTAACCTTAGCCAGTCGAAATCTGACAACTTTTTTAAATTGCGTATCTTCATTCAGACCATCTAACATTGTTGTAAATCGTTCCCAACTAAGACTATCTCGATCTAAATCGATACCATATTGTTGTTGGAACCCAGCCTTGATTAACGATTCATCTTCATCAAAATCAAAAGACCGCTTACCAGACTTGAGCACCTTGGTTCGAATCCGATCGCGATCATTATTGATTTTTGTATTAAATATTTCAGACAGCAGCTGACCCTTGTCCTCAAAACGTAGCTTGCTCGTATCGTCCAATACCAGCGCTTTTAAGCTGACTTCTACACGCTCTGGTATAGTGAGTCCTTCATCCCGAATCGCTTTAAAATATAGCAACACCATGCGAAATGAAAGGTCTAAACGATACCGATGTTTCCGAAATACGATGCTGTTAGTGTTTACATCGGTAAAACTCATTGTTCATTCTTCCGCAATTCTGTAATGGACTGTAAGTACTTGTCGCGATAATCGGAAATATCCGTATGTTGTTCTACGTTAATCATGATTTGAGCGACAACCTTAGCAAATACCACCATGGAATCATTGCAAGTATGGTATAGTTCCTTGCCAGCATTTTTGCCAAACATGCCATCAAGTAATTGATAAAAGCGTTCCTTAGCTTCAAGCTTATATTTGTTCTGAATATCATCGTACATTCGTAAATAGCGTCGTTGTAGGACTTGTTTTTTATGATCTAACGCCGTCATTGGTTCATTAATCATATCTTTTTCCAATTGAGCTTCTCTATCAGTTAACTCAACTGATCGATGATGTAACTCCTGCTGTAATTTCACCTCAGCCATTTTAATATCATTATATTGATCTGTAAAAACAGCAAATGATTTATCCGCAAAGCTCACCGTGTAACTCTTATCACCAATTTCAAAAGTCATACTGTCACTAGGAACCTCTAATTTAATTACATCACTCATGCTGGTACCTCCTAATATTTTTAGTGCTATGTATGACGGATTACTCCGCCACTTGCCTACATACTTGTTACCACTGCACCATCAGTTGTAGGCATTGCATTGATACTTGATGGTGCTACTATTTTGACGTGCCATCTGGTAAATTAGCTTTGACATGCAAGATAAGCGCATTTTGACATGGTGTATCTGCTAAAGCAGCTTTCATATCAGCAGCTTGTGTTTTTGCAATTAAACCTGGAGCAGCGTTATACGTCATAGTAGTTTTGAAACTACCATTATCATCAGCGGCACCACCACCATCATCAATATCGGTAAAGGTTCCCATCCCTGTTTCAATCATGTTAGGGGTAAGTGATCCATCATCTTCCTGCAACCATTGTACTTTCCGGAACATCCGTTCACGTTGACCGCCGGTTTTTTGCTTCATACCAGCAATATCATCTTGGGCCGGATTACCAATTGAACGGTCACCAGAAATATCATACGATGACGTTACCCCAGTCACTGTCTGCCGTTCCTGACCGCCACCATTATAATAAGCGGCAGATTTCTTCTTATCAGTATATTTAGGTGTGAAAGTTGTAATACCATCACCTAAGTACATCCAAGTAATCGTCTTGTCTGTCCCAGTCTTACCTACCCAATATTCATCTAAATAATTTTCTTGAATTGATCCTTGATAATTCTTATCGGTAGGATCATTTGTTGGCGTTGTAACATCAGCCATTTTGCATTCCTCCTAAATTAAATAATTACTTGTACACTAAAAGCGCCTTGATAGACGCCATACTTTTGAGCATCTTGACCATCGTCATCCTGAACAGTGGCTAGAAACTCCGGTGAGGTTGTCATCTTAGCGCTCATGAATTTGAAACTTCCATTCTCACTTTTGATTGATATCGGCGTTGCATTCTCCATGATGTCCATAATGGCACTGAGAGTGTTAATACAAACAATTCCGTGTGGATGTTTAGCAGTGATTGCAAATGCAAAACTACGGCGGCGGCGACCGTCATAATATCGCGTTGCCGGTCCAGCGGGTTGCAATGTATAACTCAGTGACATTCCAGGAGCATAGTCATTGCCAAGTGTTAACGTATCAAACAGCTTAACGTTAGCACTAATATAATTAGCAACCCGAACATCCAGATCAAGGTCAACTTGACTCACTACGTCGCCCCCAATCCGTGTGCCACGAGCGCTGCCCAATTGTGACCATTAACCAAATAGGCTTTATCAACCCAACCCTTTTGCGCTAACGCATGCTTAGTGTGGTTATAATTCAAAGGCCGATTCGTCACTACTTTGTGATAACCTCTCCGCTGACCCATTGTATCCGGTGCCTTCACCATTACTTTACCACCGTACATATAGGCCGCATACGGTTCTGTCCAAACAATAGTAACGCCAGTACCGGTTTGAATTCTCGATACATGGCCAGCTAAATAACCATTTAGAAATGGCACATATTGGTCAGAATCACGCACAATCACATCTGCTAGTCGGTTTGTCAGCACATTAAGATTATTCAAACGTGTAACTAATGGTGACAAGTCTACTTTGTTAGTCATTGCAGCACCCCTTCCCAATGATGAACATGCGTACCGAAATCATAAATAGGATCAAGACTCTTCACGATTAGCGATTGGTGAGTACTTTGTACTTCAACCTTGTCGTTAATCTTGGGCAACCTATCTAGTGGCGTCGAGTTAGTTGAATCCACAATTAGTGTATAGGCCCCGGTGACAACCTGTGCACTAGCATTACCACCAACGGATTGAACCGACACTGAGGTTGCAGGTTCGACTCGTACATGTCTAATCGTGTAGTCATCAGATCCATTACTATCTGAGCTTATAATCCATGAATCCTGTTTGGCTTTATTAGCGTCGTAGGGTGTCACTTTGATGGCATCATCTAACAACTCGATGGGAATTGGATCAATAATATCATCCATTTAATGCACCCCACGATACAATAGGCCAGTTGGTCGTAAGTAGTTGATTGCCGCATTGGAGCGTTGTGCCGTACCACGTGGCAGCGTTGTGGGCGCTGACTTCTCATAACTAAATTTGCCTATCGTTACATGACTAATCCCTTTAGCCGATTGTTTAGCGTTAGCTAGCTCTTCAACCCCACCAGAATCAATAAACCATTCAATCTGAGCGCAGACAGCCTTCTTCACGTTAATTCGGTCAGCCTCAAGTGGCAAATCATCAAGATTATGCGAATCGAAATAATAATTTGCGTATTGATTGACCATCTCTTCGGCTCGCATTTCCAAACGTCCAAAATTAATATTTACTGGTACTTGCTCGCCAAAATAAGTGCAAGCGTAAAAATCTTGATCTACTATCGGCATCTAATCACCTCTAACCAGCAGTTACATTGGCACCATCAGTGGTTGCTGCAGCTTTAACATTTTGTGGATCAGCGGGCTTGGCAGCAAGAACCGTAAATCCCAGAACATCTACCTTGTCACTCACTTGGCTACCGTCCACATAGGCAACCTGATAGTCACCAGTAGCGACAACTGTGCCAGCTGCTAAGCCAGTAATTGCCACACTGGTTGCATCACCAGTCGCAATTGCCGTTTCGTTGCCCTTTTGATAAGCATTCAACACTTTAGCCATTCTACATTCCTCCTAATTTTAATTGCCTACTTTGCTGTGATCTTCGCACCGTCATTCGTAGGCATTACTTTAACATTAGACGGTGGCATTATTTTGACGGCGTATCAGATGCCACAGCTTTACCCTTATTTGACTTTTTAACCGTAGCATCCTTAGTGCTGGTTACGTTTTGGTTAATAACAGTACCGCCTTCGACATCAAATGGATTAATGACTAACAACTTAGTGTCATCATAGATTGCAACACCATAGTGTTCATCGGCATTAAACTTAGTGATTTTATGATCCATATCGCGACCCTTTTCAGAGAGAACATCCCGCTTCATGTAGGTACGCATTGCACCCGGCTTAACTGCCAAGGCGGAGCCTTCTTTGATTTTACGCGACCGCACAATTTGCCATCCTAGTAACTCACCAAATGTGCCATTAATCAAGATGTTGTCACCTAAATCAGTTGCTCGCGTCCAGTTCTCAGCAGCAGCCTTACGTAGTTTATTGACATCTTTAGGGTTCATAAACAATACACCGGTGGTCGGTGAATCATCTTCTACCGCGTATTCACTCGTATCATCATTAAATGCAGCTTCAATTGCATCAACCATATCCAATGACGTAACATCAACGCCAGTACTTAGCGTAAGCCGTGCTTTCATTGCAGTAGCCAAGATGTCATTGTCAATCTTAGATGCGATTGCCATCGTAATTTGTCGCTGACCTTCGCCTACTGGATCTCCGTATCCGGATAGAGCGGCTTCGTCAGTAATCTTGACACCTTTACCTGCTTTCTTAATCGTGAACATGTCGGTATCTGTTGCTAGGCTGGCATAATCAATAGCGCCACCTTCATCGACATCCGTCGCATCTCCGATATACTTGTATCGAGGTACGGTTACATCAGTGCCTGGTCGACCTTCAAGTGTAGTGTCAACAGGTGCAATAGCACTAAACCGGATTGCCTTAGGCAATTTAGCACTAATCATCGCAGTCATAACTTGTGGATCAATCAGGTTATCTAATACAGTTGTTTCATCTGCCATGTGTTATTTCCTCCTAATTATTTGTTAGTTTTGTAACAGCTTGCTTGTAAACATCAGGGTGCTCTAGTTTCAGTTTTGCAGCTTCACCATAGCTAATCTTTGACAAATCTGGCACCGCAACGTTACCTTGACCACCGCTAAGGTTCTGACCAGCAACGGCTGTTCCTTGTGCGACTTCTGCACCTTTAAACGATGGGTTTCGTGCCAAAACACCTGTTAATGCCTCATCGATTGTTTTAACGCCGTTAGCTTTATTCACCAAATCGGCCTTAGCGAGTGCCAATGCGTCACCCAAATGGTCAGCATCAACTCCTTGTTTAAGAGCAGCTACTTGTGCTTCTGCATTTTCAGCACGACTGGTTTCTTTTGCAAGCTTACTGGTAGCCTTGTCTAGCTCACCGGGTTTAGCCTCCAATGCACTCTGATTAGCCGCCACATCTTTATTATGTTGTTCGACGACACCTTTCAAGTCATCCTCGTTATCGAACCCAAGTGACTTTAATAATTCGGTACGCGCTTCTGTGGCTACCTGTTTAGTATCAATTGGCGTAGGAGTCGGTACTGGATCAGTAACCGGCACTGGTTCAGGTGTTGGAACTGGATTATCTTCTGCCATCTTTATTGCTCCTCTCTAAATTTAGGTATAAAAAATAAGCCTTTTAACGCCATGCTAAGGGCACTACTGTTTTTCTCGATTGTATTGACGTACTAGTCCATGCTTGTTAACAAACTGACGAGTAACTGACTGACGACGTCTCACTAATTCTTGTGCAGCCGTAATATCACTTTGATCACCAAGCTTTTTAGCTGCTATCAATTTACGCTTAGCTTTTCGTACCTCACGTTCAAGTCGTCGCTGAGTTTGTTCTAATTGATACCTAGCAGCATTGTCATCATCTGACTGCTGTGGCACTGGCATTGAACCGTGGCCTTCAATATATGGAACCGTATAATGTCGACAATTAATGCCCCCAATGCCAGTAATCGTACCGTATCCCGTTGTTGATTCGAAATCTGGATACTTGTCTGTATTACCGTCCAAAGAATAAACATGGTCTTGATACTGTAAGTGGCTTGGCCGACAACCAATATGTGAACTAACTTTAACTAACGAACCATACTGACGATACCTAAGTAACTCTGTATCATTCGTAGCACTATTAATACTTGAGTTAACCACTGTCCGCACATAGACATCTGGTGACCATTTTCGACCAGTCTTATCAACGAGTGCGGGTACACCTTGTTCTGCCCATTGCTCACTAGCTTTAGCTATTGCTTTGATGGCAGTTGTACCACTATCAATTGACCGCTTTGCATCACCAACAATTCCCCTAAACATCTGATACGCATTAGCGCTCATATTACGTCTAGCAAGGTTCAGATAATTATCCGTCTCTGTTAACTGGTCATCAACAACTTGCTTAAACTGTTGCGAATCCTTGATCGAATCCACTTGCTTTCCAGTAACCTTTTTAAGCCACTTTTCAGCTTGTTTGACATTATCTTGACTAATTGTACTAAGTCTTGTGTGCAATTGCTTAGACGTATGCTGTGTAGGCGAGACAGTTATTTTAGCAGCATATTGCCTAACATCATCTGCATGATTAAGTAATTCGTTTATCCATTCATTGTCGGTATCATCATGTTTAGATGCTTCATTTCCTATCAGGTTGACAATGTAAGACCAAATCAAATCTTCAACACTAGCATAGTTGTTAGCATCTTCATCCGAATAACCCGATAAGTCCCACGGCTTAAGCATCATCCTCACCATCTTTACCATTACCACCGACAACATCTTCAATTGCACCTTCAGCATTCGCTGTTTCTGCATTGATTTGGTCAAGAACCTGTTGAGCTTCAACATCAGTAATTCCATTGGCACGTTTAATTGCTTCTAGTTGTGTCATGACGGGGTGATTACCATTCGCCTTCATGTAATAATTCAAATTGTCATTCCGGTCTTTAGCAATCGAATCATCAAAGTTAACAGAAATATCAATATCTGTTTGACCTGAATATTGAACATTTGAATCATTTTTAGCCAGTTCCACAATAATCTGACAAATATGTTCAATTGCTTCTCCAATCAACGTTTCGTGACTGTTTTTGGATTGATACGTATCACTATTCTCACTAATTACCGCTGTCGCTGTGATAACACCCTGTTTGCTGTCAAACGTAAACATATCTGCGCTGAAACCAATTTGTGAAGAGTAGAAATGCAACAAATCATTGATGCCAGCCACAATTGCTTCATTTCGCAGTCCTAATGTAATATCAGTCGGTTTCACTGACTCACCATCACCGCCACTCATTGTCGTGTTGTATGCCATATAGACATCTTCATTCCAATCAACATAATACCGTGTTTTACCGGTTTGTGGGTCAACTTCACGTTTCAATTGATTTGCTGGTGCGGCAATACGCCGTTTTCCTTTGACAAATTCTTGGAATAACAAGTCATAGGCTTCATCTAACTGGCGCAATGTGTCTATGGCGTTAGCGTAGATAGGAATACCCAATGGACTGTCAATGTGCAAGTTATTAGCTAAATTAGGCTTTAAATAGATAAACGTCGGCCGTGAATAAAGCTTTTTGGAATACCTAGTTGGCTGCGGTGACATGTTTTTGAACGCATCTGGCAAGTTACTCCAATCATCAATCTTCACACCCAAATCATCATTGCTATTGGTCGTACTCTTGTAGATCTCATTAGTCACGACATAGTCTGTATCGGTTTCTTCATGCCATTCCAATAACGTATAGTAATGACTGTCACTCATGAACTTGGAGGCAATGACGGCTTCACTTACACCATTAGCATCTGACGTGATTGGATAGAATGCATCAGCAGTAGCAAATCGAATCTTAACTTTACCACGATCAGTGTACAATCGGATAACAATGCCACCAGTTGCGAACATATATTCTAAGTAACGTTCAAAATTGTTATAGAAATGATTGTCCTTCAAGGTTTGCTGTACGAACTGATTCTCAATCGTTTGATAATCATCTGGCGATGAAGGATCATCAGGATTCTTTGCGTTCTTTGGGCTAACAGTAATAACAGCCTTTTGATTGAATACCAAACTTGCCATCTTCTTGGCGGCAACTTGTCCCATGTTTAATGACATTTTCTGACGATCTAAATAAGAATCGTCGGGTAACTTTTTGTGTATTTTCAACCATTTCGGTGTTGACTGATAAATGCTAAACCACTTAGCAATCAATCCATACTGGTCATCATCCGCCATTACCTTCTTATGGTCAGTTACGCTTTGCAACTCAGTAGCTAATCCCATTTTGACTAACACCCCCTTTATCCAATCATGTATTCTGTTAAACAAGGCTAGTAACCTCCCTTGTATTTCTTCGTAAAGTAATTAGCAGCGTACCGGCACTCGTCCATTGCATGGTTATTAGCATCGACCGGCTTACCGGTTGTTTCATCACGTACATACATACCAAGTTCTTTAACAAAGTGATAATTATCATAGTTCTGATTTGCTAGTCCACTATCCGGCGTATCAACTAAGACAAACTGACCATCTGCAATCAATGATTGTTGCCGCTGAATGCCGACTTCAATTCCTTTAGAGTTACCAACATGATCATGCCCGTTGTTATCCGCCTTACCAGCTTCAACGCCAACCTTAATTAGCTCTTGTCGTAATGCCAATGAAGCGGGATCCACTAACACCATCGAGTAGTGCAGTTGGTATGTGTTAACACACCACAAAATAAATCTTCTCAATTCTGTGGCATACGTGCTCATTGCCTTTGTTTGTCCGGTCTCCGTACCACTGTGATAATAATTGGCAACACGGTTTAGAACAAACTTGAAACGCCCATCAGGTTGCCGGACGCGGGTAACAATATTGCAACTCATTGTTGTGGCATCATCTTGACCAGCATCACCAGTAAAAAACATTTCAACTGGTTGTCCAATCAAGGTATGATTAGTCATACTGTCTTGGTCAAACTGGTCATAGATAATCCCCTGTGGCATGACTCTTAATCCTAACCAATCACGCTTGTACAGATATGAATTTTTATTAAGCTGCGTCTCCATCTCATCCAGACGCTTGGTTGTCATCACTGGGTTATCAGACATACGCCAATGTAACCAGTGCGCATCGCGCTCATCAAAGAATTTGATAATTGGGTCTTGTGGTGCCGGTGGGTTAAGATCAGCAAGATGATAGCGATACTTAGCTGCGGCCGTTCGTCGAAACGTTTCATCAAGGAATTCATGGTTTAACAAGTTGATTTCAGAATACGCAACTGAACCTAATGACATACCACGGATAGCATTGGCACTGTTTGACTTGGCCCCGCCTTTGAAGTAAATCTTCTTTTTCCCGCTCGGTAGGTCTAAAGCTAAATGATCGCCACCACGATCACGTCTCAAATGACTAGCACCATCAAATATATAGGCTAGTCCCATGCCATCACCTTCGATAAACAGGTTATAAGCAAGTTCCTGGTTATAGGCGCTGACTAAATGGTTCTCATCCGTTGTTGCCAAATAAAACAGCGCTAACCGGGCATCATCAGCCGCCGTCTTGCCAGCACGAATTGAACCTTCATTCACATCAAACAGATGGTCGAATGGAGAAAAAATAAACGTTGCCTGTTTCTTACCATATTGAATACTACTTAGTGGTGTTTGCATCGTCTTCTTCCTCCTTAGGTACTAACTGCTGTGCTCCTTTGGCTAAAGCTTTAAGCAATGGATTTACATGACCAACGCCTTCAAGTTCATTAGCCTTATGCTCAACAATGCGAGCATCCGCGTTAGCCTTCCTGATTTGTGCCTCCCGAAGTTCATCATTACCATCCGCCGAGCCAAATCCAGCCATGGTTAGAATCGTTGTATTTGCTTGTAAGCGTACCATCTCAGACTTGGCATTTAAGGATAGCTGGTGTAACTGTTTGACTGCATCCGGCACATAACCATCCAATGCGATATGGCGGTATTCTTGCTGAGCTTTGATAAAGGTTTGGTTCTTCTTCCAATTGGCAAGTGTCTGTCGTGAACGGTTTACCGTTTTGGCGATTTCTTCATCAGTCAGTTCATCTTCAAACAGCATGATAACAGCCTTTTTCCGCCGTTCATCAAGGCTTTGAAAAGCACCATTTTGTAAACTTTTGTATACTGTCATTACATACCACCACACCTCCGTCTAATTGGAATTAGCTTATCTACCATTTCAAAAGTTCGTCCATAATTTTCTGATCATAATAAGCAGCCCGACGTTTATTTGCTTCATGTAGAGCATCATCGATAACCTTTTCCATTTGCAGGCACTCAATTAGCTCATCACTCTTTGGAATATTTACAGGTAATTCCATGCTGCACCTCCTTATTTTTCTCCAAACTAAAAGCGCCATGCTGTTTAGCACGACGCTTATCCTTGTACCACTTATCTAGCCGGGAATCAGCCTGCACCCATTCAGGTGGCTCATACCCGTACTTACTGTGTATCATTTGTGTCATGGCATTACTCCTAAATTTATGTACACAAAAAGCCCGGTTCCGACCCCGGGATTTAACTAATAGACAATGCCAGCGGCAGAGAGGAGCGCATCACCCCTTATAAATCCGCCGGCTACACAGATAGCTGGATTTGAACCAACATAGACGGTTTTGGAGACCGCCATCTTGCCAATTAGATCATATCTGCTTAATAATGGTACTTAATTCAGTTATGTGCGCATAAACTAATCCATATTGACAATGATCACTGCTGGACCATCAAAGCTAAAGGCTTTCTGGTCTCCAACAGTGATTTTTGCTTGCTCCTCTAACTGTAAGCTAATGGTCTGAATACCTAAGCGAGATTCTAATTCCTTTGAAAGCTCCTTAGTTGTCACATCCTTTAAGTCCATTATTTCATCTTCCTCTCCTTAAAATTAACGTAGCCTGCTGGACTCGAACCAGCGACAACCTGATTAACAGTCAGGTGCTCTACCAACTGAGCTAAGGCCACATGAATGTTAGGAAATATGACTAACTTTCCCAACATTTAATAAAACATATTGTATAATTAGTTATTATATTCGAACGGGGGTGAATTAACATGTCAAACAAGATTTCACTGAGTCAATTTCTTAACTTTTCAGTTAAAGTTCATACCAGCGCAAAAATCAATGCAGTTCGTCACATGAAGAATGATGAGTATTCAATCGGACAGGATTACTACTTTCCATTACGTACTGCTATACGTCGGTATACACAAGGCAAAGACACACTTGATTCTATACTAGACGCTGCACAAAACTCTAAGGAAGACCGCAGGGCCAACTTCATAAAAGATGCAACTAAATTTGTCAACTTCATGAAAAAACATGATGTTCAATTTTTTGAAGTAGGAAATGCTTCTTGGAGTTATGACAACAGGATCAATATAAGTGCTTCTCCAGAATTTGGGATGATTTGTAATGGCAAGCGTTATTTTGTTAAAAATTTTTATCGAAAACAGAATCCTAAGGATAAAATCACTTTAACTAAAATGCGTCCCACGTTAACTCTCATGAGAACTGCAACTTCTCAAACAGATTTAGCTGGTGCAAACGCAGCCGTCCTCAATCTTCAAAATGGGAAACTTCTTTTTGATGACAAGCCTATTAACGCAAATAAATTGCTTGAATTGCAAGCAGATGCCGCGCAATTAGCCGACATTTGGGAAATGGTCTAATATCCTATTTATCATGTTCAATTCCCAGATCATTCATAACTTGTGCACATTCATCACAAATCCATGAACCATCATCGTTTTGCAAAGTTGCCACCTGCCCACATAGTGTACAGTGTGGCTTTTTAATATGGATTAAGTACCAGTCATGTATCCATAAACGTAACGAAATAAACATATTATCGCCCTTTTCTTAATTACCTTATGCTACTAATTTACCACCAATTTATTGCTATGAAGTCCGGCTTGAGTTCGGAAAAAGTTCGGTTAAAGTCCGGTTTGAGTTCGGTTTTGGTAAATATTCAGATCTTCTAGGTAATAGCTCTGTGCGAACTGTAGCATTGCCAATGGCTTCCAGCGGTCAAAATACTGAGTCTTGCTGTAGCCAATATCCATGTAGCACATCGTGTCGCTGTAACCTTGTAAATATAGCCGATCTAATATCTCCTGGCACTCATGATCACAGCGAGCCATGGCCTGAATAGTCTGTCGGACAATTTGCTCAGCGTACAGGCGGCGTGTAATCCGATCCTCGGCCGAATTACCAGCTGGGGCCGACTTAGGCATGCCATCCATGCTAGGCGATTTTAAATCAGCGACCGAATGGCCGGACGCCCGAACTGCTTGCGGTAACTTCTTATCCAAGAACCGCCGCACCTGTTTAATTGTTTTATCTTGGTCAATTGGTGGAAAAATTTCATCTGAAATAACTTGCTGTTCGCCCATCATGCGCCCCTCTGCTTTCGTATGCTATAATTAACTTATTCGTAATTAGTTGTAGCGCGGTCAGCGATGGCAGCGCTTTTTATATGTTATACTAACAACGGTCATTCGAGTGGTCCTGTGACTGGTCGCCTTAACAGGCGGCTTTTTGTTTATCCCACGCTCTAAACTTAATCATCGTCGCCATCTCCATTTTTAATAACGTCATAGCCCCACTCGAAGTGTTGAAGTGCCGTCTCTTTGGCTTCTTGCTCAATTTCATCATCAGTCGCATCAGCCGATACTTCGATTGTGTCGTGCCATTCAATACCAGCTGAGTCGCATTCCGACCAAACATCAAGCTTAATCATGATTGCCATCTCCTATCAATGTGTATACCGCTAGAATAGCCAGCCCAGGACAACCACAAACAGCTTGATGCCGCCGACAACTACGAAGCAAACTGCTGTCCACGCCACCCAATCAGCAAGCAAATCTTTAATCGTCATCATTCGCCCTCCATCGATTCTGCCATCGCCATAACCAGCGGGTAGTCTTCCCGCGCTACTTCCGACTCATCTGCGTAGCCCATAGCCTCACAGGCCGCTTGTATGGCCCATGCTGGTATTTCAGCATCCATATCTAATCCCCCTTGTCATTCGGGTCAACATCATACCAGCCCTTAGCGCACATCAATTTCCAGCGATAATCATCGCTCTTGATAACATGGTTTAAGTGTTCACAACGTTTGAAGGCATCACCATAACGCTTATAAATCTTGGGATAGTTTTTCATGATTTCGCCTTGAAAGGTCAAGACAACCATGTAGGCCACTACCGTCTTTCTGCCTAGTTTAAGTGCCAAATCAGTCATCACTTCACGTCCTCCGTTCGGTACCATTCTTTATGATTTAAAATCGCATTCGCGCGTTTCAAATCTCTTAGGTCGAACCAGCCAAAATGACATTGTTTAGCATCAATATTCATCAACTTAGCTAGTCGTCTATAGCAGGCACTTCTACCTAACTCACAATTTCGCCAGACAAGGTCAAATTTAAGGTGACACTGTTGTTTTAACTTCTTCATTTCAGGTGTCGCCAATACTCCAAGTGGACGCCTAGTGGCTGGATTACCATGTACTCCACAACTCACCCCACATTGGGTACAGAAGTAACACTTACCATTGCCAAATCTTTGACCGTGATAAATTGTCGAGTTGTCTGTATAAATAACTCTGCCGCCACAATACGGGCATGGGAACTTATCCCAACATTCTGGATCACGTGTTAAACTTTTAACTTCAATCATTTAACGTCCTCCGTAACTTCCTCTACCTCTACTCGCGGATTTCGCTTATCAACTACAAATTCGTCCTGAAACCCCGTGATATGCTTTCGATTGTCGTTGCCCAAAAGCCCAGCTTTCATAAAACCGTCAAGCACAAATTTTTTAGCAAAGGCGATATTGTCCGCGTCTTTTCGACTGTTTTTCGTGTACCACGTAAATTTAAGCTTGCAAGGCCAACTAAATTCGACTCCAGAATTCCGACTAGCTCTCGCATATACACTACATAAGGCCGTGTACTGCTTCTTTAGGTTAGCTGCGGCGTATCTGTTGGCTCGTTCAGCCTTGATGTACTCATTTAAGCTAGGTAATTCGCCCTTAATCACGACTTTGCTCATACTTTCGGCACCCAACTAATGTAATAGCCATTAACGACCCCGTTAGACATACTGGCCTGTCTAATCGAAAACTCTGGGGCGTCAATCTTCTCGCATAATCGTGCCAGTGTTTGATAAGCGATCACTTCGTCAGGATTGTTATACTTCTCAGCACGCCAGTAACCGTTATTCAGTGGCAGGCTGTATTTGTGGACTAAATCCTTTACCCGCTTGAATTCAATTGCCGTACTTTCGGCTATCTGTCTGAGAGAATGTTTGCCATGCTTATGTGCTTGCCGAATGGCTTTGATATCTTCACGTTCTCCCTGCTTCGGATCTGGTCGCATACTAGCTAGGTAGGTCGCATCATCCCATTGCTTAGTTCCAGGCTTCACAAGTCTAACTGGAAACGACCATTCACCAGATTTGTAGTTATGTTGCGTGAGCTTAAACATTTCCGGTTCTGGCCCTATTGCTAGTGGGTGATCGATATCGGGTCTGTCAGCATTAATTACTAGCACCTGTGTTTCAGTCATGCGCTCACCCCTCTTTGACCATTGACTTCGATTTCAAAAATTTATTAGCAAAATACTGCTGCCCCTTGCCCGTAATTAGGGGCGTAAAGCGTGTCTTTGAACCATGGTTAGTGGTGATCACGGTTTCTCTCACTTCCATGATTCCCAGCTCCATCGCTCGTTGGGTCGGTGAGTTGTAACGTTTCCCCATCGCTATTAGGTAGCCATGAGTTCTTAGCCAATCGAACAAGCGGTTTTGACCAGTCTTAATACCGCGCTGGCGTAATGCCTTAGCAAAATTGCCAACGCTGATAGAATCGTCTGAGCCCGAAACTGCTTGGCCTAATCTAGCTGGCCCTTGCAGCTGTTCATTCTCCAGTTTCAGCTGCTCGTTTTCCCTCATCAGAAACCCATATCCGCGCTTGACAACCTCCATTGGGCTGTTCCACTTATCTTCAATAGTGATAAAATAACGGCGGTAAATTTGCCCTTGCGGTGTTTGCGACATCATGGACAACTCTTTCGCCATGTTAACGGTTAATGCATAATCTTGAAGCTCACGTTTGGCGCCGTTATTTACAACCGTAACTCCGGTTACACTTGTGAAATCAATGCCCTCGACAAACATGCTAAAGTTTTGATCAACCCATTTACTAAATCGGGTTGTTAATTCCAGACCTTTGTGTAGATCCCGGGCAGACACTAACTGCCGTCCATCTTTTTCAGTGATTTTAATCAATTCATTCATGCGCTCACCTCCGTTTGCAATCCTTGTCTAGCTTGCTCTAGATCAATAAAATACTCGGCTGGCTTACCCCAACATTGGGTCAAATCAAAATTTAAGCCATCCCGCTGATATTCAATAATTAAAACCTCGAGTGCAAATAGCTTGTACTCATGAGCGCACACCTCATCTTGCGCACTACCACCGGCCTTTAAATGCCGCTTCATGCGCTGCTTAGTCCAATGCAGTGCCGACGATTCATAGGCATGGTTAGCGGCTAAATTGACTAATTGATTGCCCCAATTCATTTAGCTTCCTCCTGACTGTTCATGAACGCTAGGAACGCCTCGTCACTCATATCTTCCTGCTGGTTATCGCTTGAGTTTGGCTTAGAATCCGCCTGAGAAGCGCCGTTTTGCATCCACTTTGGTGTAACTTCTTTACGGCGTGGCTTTGAATAGCCACTAGGTTTTCTTTCGCTCTTCATGCGGTCGTCATGATTAGCAGCAGCCTTTTTAGCCTGCTCTAACGTCGTAATATTTCGTTTCTTCCAGCCCGCAACAATTGCACGAACGTATTTCAAACATGCATTGGATCCAATCTGATGTTCTCCAGCAACCCAAATTGCATAGGCAATCACCTCAGGCTTGAACTCTTCCAGCCATTCATCAATCTCAGGTCGGGCAATACCATTTGGAAATCCCCACAGGTTGGTCCAATCGTTAATGACCTGCTCGCGCGTGACACCCGCGTCATCATCATAAGAGTCAGTATCAGTCAAGTCAGGGTCAGTACTAGTAAGTTCTTTATGTTCTACTGGTTGACCTCCACCTTGCCCAACCGGTTGGCCTACTTTATCTAAACCAGTTGGCCTACTTTTATGACTTGTAGTTGGGTTACTGGTTGGGTAACCAGCTGACCTACTATATAAATTAATAATGCGATATTCAGGCGGTTTCACATTTTTCTTGCCTCTAACGTATTTAATTAGTCCTAGTTGCACTAATGAGTTGCGTGCTTTATCGAGGCCGGGTTCGGATAGTCCTGTCAGACTGAGTAATGCCGAATTTTTCATGCGAAACTGAACGTCCAACTTGCCTTCATCGTTCGCATAGTCTAATAACTCGCGATACAGATTATTTTGGCCGTTAGAGACACTCGCTTCATACATTTTAAAATTGCGGTACGCTCGTCGTTGCTTGAAGTAATCCAAATTCGTCCCTCCTTTACTAATGGGCCTTTCACCCGTTCGGTGGATTCAGTCACTGCTGCATTCAAGCCAATTCTGTTTAGTCAATCTATGAGTAAGTCGTCTGCACTAACGACGCTCTCTAACTTTTTGGTACTACGACAATAAGCACAATGTCCGCATTGGATAGGATCTGCTTCGCCTTTAATGACATCTTGAATATGCTGTTGAGATTCCAATACCTGGTTCATAGCATTCGTAAGTCGGTACTCCGGTAAATCAATAGCCTGCTTGTCTGGTGGATCCTGTTTGCTTACTGCCACGATGTACGGTTTACACGTCACACCAAACTGCTGCTTAATCAGTTCCTGATACACGGCCATTTGAAGCTGATAGTTATACGCATAAACAAATGGTTCCCGTTCACGGCTTTCTTCATTCCAATAACATTTATAAATATCAGCGGTCGTTTTCAGATCCACGAAGTAACCTTGTTTCAAATTTAGGCAATCAATCTTTCCCTTCCAGGGATAACCATCGATTTCACCAGTTACAATCACTTCCTTATCGCCTTGATAAAGAAGATTAAAATCATGGTCGTCAGATAAGGCTTCAATCATGGATTCAGCAATTTTGAAGTCCTTTTTTAGGTGGCCCTTGCTCGGTCCTCGGCTTGAAATTGCTTCGGAGTGTTCATCAACGAACTTCGCATGAGCTTTCTCGCTTTCAAAGTAGCTGTGAAGCCAGTTTCCAACGACTAACGCCGTTGAGTTCATACATGGTTCCCATTTACCCTGCAACTCGGCGAGTGCTTCAGCCTCACAGGCTAAAAACTTCTTGAACCATGTTGCTGACATAAATGATTGATCTGTCCAGCGATCGTAATAGTTAGCTGGCGTCAAGGTCTCCGAGGTTATCGAAGAGGTTTTGCTGGTCGACTTCGTCTTTGACAGGTTCTTGATCATTGCTTGATGCCTCCTTTGCAGCCGTTCTAACGGGTTCTTTAGCTGGTTCAGCAGCTTCTACCTTCTCGGCTTTATTCTCTGCTACATCAGCTACCAATGACCTTTTAGTCGGTGTTACGTCTTTTCTATCGTCATTCTCATATTCGTTGCTAGTGGTTTCATTAACTGCTTTTACAAATAAATCGTTGTCTGAGCTTGAATTAATATAGAACTTCGCAGCTCGATTGATGACTGTACGTTTCGCCATCTCTTCTGGGAACTCGTTTTGAACCTTCTTCGTCTTAGCGTGGCTCCAACTGGTGTCGATGTCTTTTTTTGTCATAACCGTATATGTCCGGTTCCCGTTGATGTCTTCGATCCATGCAAAGGCCCCGATAATTGGCTTGTCTAAGTTCTCAAAGCTTGGCTCGAACTCCTTAACCACCAGCACCCCATTTTCACCGCCAATCTTGAACGTGTCGTCTTTGTGGACGACCTGTGCTTGAATATCCTTAACGTTTGAAAGACGCTTTACAACGCTAATTGAGCCGAAATAGGAGCGTTGCATGACTAACTGGTTGCCATAAGGAATGAAATAGCATTGGTTTTTAGCCGGGCTCAATCCTTGAATTGCCATGTTCATCAACGCCTTGATAACTGATCCTTGGTCACACTTATCAAGTAATGGTTGCCCCTTAGACGTATCACTCAAAATCAAGTAAGCACTGTTTAATGCATTCCCTACTGAATAATCAGGTGGTAATGACAAGCCTTCATTATTCTTCATATCCTCAATATTGTTATTAACCATCGTAACTAACTCATTACTCATGCTTCTTCCTCCTCTGATACCCAGTGATAGCCCAGACGTGTCATCATCGTGTCCGTGTCGATGTGTACTAGTAGCTCGTCCCATAGACGGGACTGACCAAACACATCAATCAGCCATTGCCAATTAGATTCCTCACCTTGATCTGGATACAACACACTTACGTCAGTCGAACCGAAAGTGACGATACAAATGGCGCTCAACATATCGGCCTGCATATCAGTCGCCCACTGCTTAAAGTCATTGTTATCGATGTAATCTTGAAACAACTGCGCCTTGTCGAACTCGTCACCATCGTAGCAATAGTTATCTGCGTCAAGTACCCAGTCGCGTGAGTCGTTACTTTGCTGCCAATGCTCATTTAAATCTGCCTGTGCTGGCATCATTTTGCCCACCTCCGTGCTAAACGTTGTCTTAGTGACTGTTTCGGAGTACAATAGAACTCGAAAATAAATTTATTAAGCGTCTTAGCTGCACGGGTACTCCCAATACTCGAGCAGCTTTTTTCGTACTCAAATTTAGGCTTTAGCGATACTTTGCATGCTTCCAATTCGTTCGACCTCCTTAAATTTTTCAAAAAGATTATTCAATTCTTCAATTGTGAGCTGTTTGTAAAGCACATTTCCAATCCTGAATGTAAATTTCATCGTCTTCATCTCCTTAAATTCCAAACCAACTAGCAACTTCATGACGCTTGAACCACAATGCAGTTAACGCGCAGCCTACTAATGCTCCTTCAATCATTGCTATTTCCTCCTAGCCATTTTCTTGGTTGACTTTATCGATTACTTCCTGCAATTTATCCATTGGGATACCGGCATACTCAGCTTTCTTAGCCAAATCAGTTATCTCGGCGCTAATCTCTTCTGCATATTCACGTGGATAACGTTCAATGACTAACTGCTGCGCTGGTGTCCGATCATTTGGATTAATCGCAATAGCGTTCTCAAACTCAGCTTCCATTGCCTCTCGTTCTTGCTGCTCTTTCTTCTGACGCATTAGGGCTGAGAACATATCACCCTTTAGACGCCTGTCATTCTGGAATGACAGCACTCCAAAATTCTCACGAGCACCAGAATAGCTAAGCCAAAAATCGTTAATTACATTTGCTAACGACTTCCTGATTTGTGGATCAGTGCTTCTTGATCCACTCTTCAACCGGGACAATTGTCCGGGAGAAACATGCGTCCTATCTGCAATCTGCTGCTGTGTTGATTCTTTATGCCTGTCCAACGCTAATGATAATTGCTCTGAGAATTTGTTTTTCATACCTACACCTCTGTATTTTGGAAAGGGCTTTATATGGCCTTTCCGTGTAATTCACCTATAATTTAGTTAGTCGGGATGGCTTAATAGGTAATCCATCATCTCAGCTGCTGGAATCTGCCAGCCGTTATGGGTATTCACATAATCAATGAAGCCACCCTGTTCAATATCCAAATCATGGCGATGCTTGGTTAAATATCGTGAGGCTCGTTCGGTTGATTTAGTTCCGTATTTATACTTAGCCAGATCTTTAAGCTTCCAAGTACGAATACCACGTTGTGCTTGCTTCCAGGCTTGGAACCTCTCGTATTCTTCTTCGCTAATGAATTGGAAACCCTTTGGATCCTCATGCCGAATCAATATCGTATCTGACATGTTCGCACCTCCTAATATGAAACTGACATAAGTTGGCTAGCTTGCTCGTTATACTCGGCCGTTACTGCTCGAAATTCAGCATCTAGTGCTTTATCGCTTAGTGCCTCAAACATTACTCTTGGTGTTTCTGGCTTAACCTTTGCTAGTGCATTGATTAATGTAGTTCGTGATAGATGTGTCATTTTGCTGCCTCCTTTTGTTTGACAGAAAGTTTCTTTTTTCTCAACGTTTTAGAGAAAAAATTTTTGAAATCTATTTCAAGTCCTAATATTTCAGCCAGTGCCGGCACTTCATTAGACTTAAAATTAGTATCACCATTTTCACGCTTGCTGTAGCTTGATTTACTATCAAGGCCAAGCATATCCGCCATTTGTTGCTGCGTTAACCCTTTGTTTAAACGACTCTTTTTTACCAATTCTAAATTAATTTGATACGACATTTTTTCACCCTCTTTGTTTCTAATATCTCAACTACAAATATTATTATACGTTTCTATTTTAGAAACGTCAACACTTTTTGTTTCTTTTTTTTCAACAAACCGTATCTTTTTTGGAAACATTGCTAAAATATGGTTGTAAAAACAGAAACGTTTGGAGGATTAACATGGCCGATAAAAACCTCGCAAGCAGAATTATTAATCTTCGCGAAAGTAAAAATATGAAACAATCGGATTTAGCACGACGGTTATCTTTAGACAAATCATCTATGAGTAAGATTGAAAACGGAACACGGAAAGTATCCAGCGATGAAATATTGAAAATCGCAAACATATTTGAAGTTTCAACTGACTATTTACTAGGAAACAACGAAAAGAATCATAAATCACCAGACTGGGCTACCGAAGCCGATCGCATTGACTTAGACAAGCTTCTCCAGTCAAATACTCCTATGGGATATGGTGGAATGAGTATGGCACCCGAGGATAAAGAAAAAGTCCGTAATGTTATTGAAGGCATTTACTGGGATCGTTTGAAAAAAATACGCGAAGAAGGAAAAAAGTAGGTGTTTGTATGCGATACGACACGTATCTTAAGGTAGAACAACTTGCACAATCCTTCGGAACGTATGATCCATTTACGATTGCAGATAGATTAGGATTCGAAGTTCACTTTGAGGACATTGGGGCAAATATGGGGGTCTGTACTCCAATATTGGGAATCACAGATATAGTAATTAGCGATAGTCTTCGTGATTCGCCGGCCAGGCTTCCAGTTATGGCCCACGAACTATGCCACGGTATCGAGGACACGGCTTGTGTTTCTTGGTACACACTTGGTGACTATCAGAAAAACAGTGCTGAGTATAAGGCCAATGCTTTTGCATGCCAAGAATTGGCGAAGCTATACGAAGAAGAATACGATGAATTACCTGATAGCTTCAATGCGCTAAAAAATGCGTACGGATTACCAGATGAATTTTTGGAATTTTTTTCGTTTTCGTAATGTGAGTTAAAATTTAATTATCATGGGGATTTCTATTTGGAGGAGTTTCAATTGAAAAAGGGACTAATTTTAGGAATTACATTGTTATCATTTGGCTTAGTAGGTTGTACCAACACAAGTACAAGTAGTTCTAGCCAAAATAGTAGCGATACTAGCAAAACAGCAACTAAACAGCTTACAAACAAACAAGTAACGGCAATTTATAACACTACTATGAATGCTGAGGCGGATGTTTGGAGTAAGTTGACAGATTCAATTAAAAGTAATGATAACGAAATGTCAGATGCAGTTAACAGTGCAGATACGGTGCTAACTAAAAATGAAGCCACTTTAAAACAGCATAAGAGTGAAGGCGGTGTCTCTGACATGTCAAAATTAGTGCAATATTCACATACATTAATTGATGACTACCTGGGACAACTTAAGCTTGATAAAAAAGGAAATAGCTTAATTTCAAAAGAAGCATTATTGAGTCAAAAAATAAGAAAGCAGTTTAATATTTCTGCTCCAACAAAACTAGATACCGCAATTAAGAGTGCAACAAAAGCAATAAATGCAATGCCAGGCGTTTCTGGCAAAACAATTCGAACTACCAATTATACAATCACAATTACTTCGACAGAAACCACACCACATTTTGAGGGTGGAACCGACTTGATTGTCTACTATACATTCAAAAATACTTCTAAGAATAAAAATATTGAACCAACTGAATCACTTATCGAGGGTGCTCATTTTACTCAAGAAAGTAAAACGTCAATCAATGACTTGGACCTCGGTAATCCTTCAAAGGACTCTGGTGAATGGAGCTCGCTTGAAAAAGCTGCGTCACAAAAAGTTAAACCAGGTGCCGAAGTAAAGTGTATGGGGAGCTATGAATTGGACAATAATGAATATCCTGTCAAAATCCAAGCTACTGATCCAGATAACAATGATGCCAAACTGGGTACAATAACTTTAGATCTGCCAAATAACTAACACTTCTCGGTCGCTACCGAATGGAACACAGATAATCTGAATGCTAAGTATAATCAGTAACCCGAGTGACCAGATAGGATGTCGATAAAAGCTAGGAGTTGGGACTACTCATAATTCGGGGAATTATTATTATTGGGGAATAACATATTTTGGAGGGATTACTTTGGAATCATTTTTTATACTTATGTTCTTTTTATCGCTAATTGCACTGGCTTATTTCTTAATCAGATGGGGAATTTATCACTTTCAGGAAGCTGGGATTGATCGTCCCTATAAGAAATACACCTTAATTTCAACAGGAATTGCCGTTCTGTTTTTAATATTAGGTATAGCTGTGGCCCCTTCTGGTACAACAAAATCAAGCGCATCGCAATCAGACGCTGTCTCCAGTAGCAAGGCTAAGAAAAGTTCAGCAACAGATGCATCGAAAAGAAAGGCTAGTATCAGTAAAGCTAACTCTATTAAAGAGAAGGATTCATCTGAAAGCGCCCTATCAAGCAGCAAAGAAGAATCTGCAAGTATTGCTGCCTCCAAGTCTGAATCCAAAGAGAATTCAGAGAGTATGGCTAGTTCTGAATCCGAAGCAAGCAAAAAGCAGTCTGAGGCAGAAAGCTCTTCAATAGCTAAAGCCAGTTCAGAATCATCAGTTGCTAGCTCGTCATCAGCTAAAAAAGCGAGCGAAACAAGTACTACAGACAATGCTTCTTATACACAAAACGGTGGTTGGACTACTGCTGCTTCTGGTATGGTTTTTGTATCAGACTCCAATAAGTACTACACCAGCGTTAAAAATCCAGGTAATTACCAATATATGACCCAGAGTGCTGCTGATAATTCTGGTGCTAAGCCAGCACCACGGGGCAATCAATACGCAAGACCATAACAAGTCCAAGCCCTCGTCGGGGGCTTTCACGCGAGCGTAGTTCAACGGTAGAACAGTACTCCTTTGAATTGCTAACTAGATACTAACAGATGTAGGTTCGACTCCTGCCGCTCGCATTGTAACAAATAACCCATACTACCGCTTACTTTAGTACGTACATCGCGTGGGCGTAATTCAATGGTAGAATAACGATTTCAGCCCTTCTCTCTCGTTTGAAATTGTTATGTAGGTTCAATCCCTGCCACCCACTTTTAAAAGAAAGAAGGTAAGATTATGGATAAAGATATGTCGAAATATGAACTCATAGATAACATTACTAATGACTTAACCTCTTTTATTAATCTGTATGCTTTCGTTTATCTTACAAAAGATAGCTACTCAAGGAAAGAATGTGGCCGCATAATCCAAGGAATGGAAAGAGATATGGTTGATCGTCTTAAGCAAAAATAATTTTAGGTACATTCTAATTAACTGTTGAGCCGACCAAAACCCATTGTTGGCTCTTATGCGAGTGTAGTTTAGTGGTAAAACTACAGCCTTCCAAGCTGTAGTCGCGGGTCCGATTCCCGTCACTCGCTTTGAATTTGTATTCAAAATATAATTGCAAAAACAATCAGTATTTAACGAAACTAATCAGAAGGAATTGTGCTTAAAATGAATATTAATGAACTAACTGACACAGAAGTCAACCAATTAATTCATTCCGTAAAAAAATGTGAACGTCAAATTCCCGGAGAAATGCCATTTATTGGTAGAATTAAAGATGATACACCAGTAATCGACTTTGAAAATCATATCAAGTACACGTTGCACCGATATAGACATCCGTTAGACGCTTCTAGATTCAGTCTTCATATTAGATTTACGGATACAAATGACATGCTTATACGAATTGATATACAGAATGGCAAGCACAAAAATCCAGATGGTGAAATAATTGGTCAAAATCATATGCACATTTACCATGAACAGAAGGGCTTACGAAAAGATGCAACAGCAATCCCCTTGCCTAATGAAATTCATAATATTTCAACCCTTTTTTTAGCCTTAGATGACTTTTTAAATTATACTAATACCAAATTATATAAATAACTACCTCAATAAGAAGCATTGACTCTGCTAAGAAAGGAGCTTTTTAAATGGTAACTATCCAACAATTAAAAAAATCAGCTGATGAATTTTATAAAAAAAGCACTAAATGGTTGCCTATTCAAAACGGGATAACACGAATTGATACTCCTTTCTTAGATAGGCATAATGATGCAATCATTCTGTATGCTGTCAGCCAACAGAACGGCTTAATAAAACTGACTGATGGAGGCTACATTTTTGATGATTTAGAAGGCGATGGAATTTACCTTTCTAGATCAAAACAACGCATGCATATCTTGACTGAACAATTAAACAGTTATTCCGTTAAGATAGATAAAAGCCAACATGAATTATTCATTACTACAACACTTAATGACTATCCAGTCAAACAGAACCTTCTAATACAAGCAATGTTGTTTACTAACGATATGTTTATGCTATCAAATAAAAAAGTATCATCTATATTTATTAATGAAGTTGCAAAATTTTTTGAAGATCAAAATATTCGTGTTACAGACGGGCCAAATATCATTGGCCGTACTGGTATGATTCATCATTATGATTTCTCAATCCCTGGAATACGGGATATTCCAGAAAAGCTTATACGTACGATGAACAATGCTAAGAACGAATACTATGCAAAATCAATTGCGATGGATAAACGTCAAACACAAGATGTAAGACCTAACACTGATTTTTACACAATTATTAACGACGAAGAAAGTGTTGATGACAATATAATTAATCTATTTGATTCAGAAGGTATTACACCAATACTATTTTCAAAACGTAATAATTACATTGAACAGCTAGCAAAATAATCGTTTATATGTACCCCACACTGGGGTATATATTTTAAAGCGAAAAGAACATATGTTTGGGAATGTCAACCTATTGTTATTTCCAGTTGGGAGGAATAAACCATGTCAGTAACCAAACTTAATAATGGTAAATGGCAAGCCCGTGTCTCTTATAAGGATGATGACGGTAACTATAAGTCGGTTACTCATTTAGAAAAGCGCAAAACTGACGCTGTTGAGTGGGAAACTAAAACTAAGAATGCTCTGCTGGAAGGTGCTGACTTATCACGTAGTACCGAGAGTCTAAAGCATTACTTTCTTGATTGGATCAGAATTTACAAAACTGACGGTGTATCGCGTCATACTCACGAGCTATATATGGGCAACTGGCGTCACGTCTCTGCATATTTTAAGGATAAACCTATGAGCGCAATTAAACGTCCAGATTACCAGAAGTTCCTGAATGAATTTGGCCGCAGTCATGGAATTGCCACATCTCACAAGCTTCATCAACAAGTACACACTGCAATCAAGGACGCCGTAGCTGATGGTATTCTAAAACGAGACTTTGCTTACAAGGCACACGTCACTGGACGCCCTCCTAAGCCCGTAGAGGAAAAGTATTTGACGTTGTCCGATTATAAGAAGCTTCGTAAATACCTCATTAAAACGGCTGATTATGACCACATGACTATGCTAATGATGCTGTTTCAACTAGAAACTGGAACTAGGTTCGAGGAAGCTGCTGGCCTAACGTGGGATAATTTAGATTTGAATAATGGAATAGTTCACATTAAACAGCAGTGGGACGCCCGCAAACAGACTTTTCGTCCAACTAAGGGAAATGGACAGGCCGATGGAGATATAACCATAGGACCCGCCTACTGTCGTTTTATGAGGAGCTATCGTAGCACGCAGAAAGATTATTTAGAATTGCACGAAATGAAGAATCCTAAGAACCTCGTATTTTGGTCAAAACTAGGAAAAATAGTGGGCAATGGGAATGCAAACGAAGAGCTAGGACGTATTTGTAACCGTCTAAAGATCAATAAAGTTACAACACACGCCATGAGGCATACACACGCTTCGATTCTTATCTTAAATCATGAGTCCCTTCCCTATGTTCAACATCGTCTTCGACATCAGAAACTAGAAACGACCGTTAACACCTACGTCCATCTTATTGAAGAAGAAAACGGCGTATCAGATAAGAAGGCTACCGAGCTAATGGATGAAGGATTTTAGAAAATGATAATTTTATGATTGCTGTAGTCCTTGTGCCGCAAGGGATTACAAAATCATTTGTTAATTTTTCTTCCAAAAACTGCTATATTTTGGCTACTTTTTTCGTTTTTGGAAGAATCGTGGAAGAACATATCGTGTTTGAGTGGTTTTCGAGTGTAAAACAAAAGCACCAAAACGCCTTTATATCAGCGTTTTGGTGCTTTGCCGTTTCTCCATATTTGTCGACTTATCACCCGCACGGGGATCGAACCCGTAACTCCGCCTTGAGAGGGCGACGTCTTAACCAATTTGACCAGCGGGCACAAATTCATTTATTATCTTACCGAATGATAAGCGGCTTGTCAAATATAATTAAGATTTTTGCCACCTAAAAATCGTCACAACAACTAAACCAACGAATAAGAGCAAACAGTAGGCCACACTACACCAAAAAACGAAAGTCAATAATTGGGGTAACAAAAAGCTGCGCATAACTGCTAATCCGATGGCCGTGACCGCCCATACGATCAATTGTTGTCGCAGATGATCGAATAAATGATCTAATTCTGACTTCGACATACACTCACCTTCCATTTAACTAGTTTAGCCACCAACTGATACGATATTCAAGCAAAAATGCAAAAAATAGACACAAAGTTTCAGCAAAGTCTTGACAGTATTTGCTGGAAAAGTTACTATTAAATAGTTGTTATTGGGTATTCGCCAAATTGGTAAGGCAGCGGACTCTGAATCCGTAATTTACTGGTTCGAGCCCAGTATACCCAATATTCGTTATCAGCTGTTATCATTGGTTGTCAAAAACACCGTGATTGCAGCTTTTTTATTACTTTAGTTTATCATTAATTGTCATCTCTTTTCACTAAAAGTCAGCCAAAAGGACAGCCAAAAATATAACAAAAAAAGCCACTGTTTCCAGTGACTTAATACTTGCGCGGGGCAGTGACTGTTAGCCAACTTTGGTTAGCAGTTTTTTTCATTAGGCCATTAGTCTAACGCTTATTATCAAGGCAATGACTGTAATAGTAATGTGTATCACAAAAATAACCTTTCTTATAGTTTTAGGTTCATGATAATCAAACGGCCACTGAATAAAGTCAAATACTGACAGAATCATAAAGTTAAACGCTAATAAACTTAGCCCATAAACAGTCACCGGCATAGACAAGCTGAAAGCCATGCGGCCATATTGTAATATGCTACACGTTATCAAATATGCCGGAACAATCAACAATGTAATATTTACAGTAACTTCGAACAACCATTTTTTAATGAAATAACTCATTTACAAGGACACTCCAGTAAATATTTAACTGCACATTATTAATTATACAGTAAAATTGTTGAAGTTCGGCTATAGTAGCATTCAAACCGTTAGATCACTGTAAAATTTTGCAAAAGCGTGTAATGCTTCATTCTTCATATAATTAAACTTGCTGACACTAACTGATAATCGCTGGCAAGCCTCGTTGCGGCTGAACCGCTTCTCAATGATGTAATCATGTAAGATAAATTGATATTGTGGGTCATCAATTGCATTGAGGGAGTCTTCGACTTCTTTTAACTGGTAAGATAAGTCAACATAGTTTATCAGGCGGCTTTCAGTGCCGTTTCGGCTGCTATGGCTTGATACTCCATCGAGCGAGGGACTAGAAACCTGATTAAAAGCCGTGAAATCACGTTTTAGTTTGGCATATTGCTTTAATAAATTGCGAATTTTCTTAACATCTTGGCGCATTGGAATCACACTTTCTAATTCCAGATATATGTATAAAAAAGAGGCTCGGGGGAGAGCCTCTCACTATAGGATATGATAATCGCCGTTATTATAGGAAAGTAATATTAGGACAATTACAGCATTAACCTTAGTACCAATCATTTCATATGTCAAGCCTAAGCTTCAATTTTTCCACGCAGTTGTTGAATCATACTAACAACTTGATACGGTGTCTTTGTCATATCGGTTACTCGATTTTGATACCAGAATTGCGTCAGCAAGGACACCGCAAAATCGTACTGTTTGTAGACAGTTAAATCTTCATTCTTGCTAACAGCCGTCTGCACGTAGTTCTTGGCGGCTTCTAAATAACTTTGAATCATTGGATCATCTTCGGTCACATCAATTCGTAAACTTAGTTTAATGTCGTCTACAGTCACTGACAACTAATCACTTCCTCATAAATTTAACTTTACTCTCATAAAATTATATGGTATAAATAAAGAGTACTAATTGCTCGGTAGTTCAGCGGTAGAATAATTGACTGTTAATCAAGAGGTCGCTGGTTCGATCCCAGCCCGAGCAGTCCCAGAACACATATTTATCACAAAAGGCCATGACATTGAAGTCATGGCCTTTTTGTTACCAAGTCAGAGCATAATAGATTGCTTCAAGCACCCTGAAGACAACATATGCAGCAAAGACATACGTGATGATAATACCACTGTATGCTAGAATAAATGTTTTTTTCATAGAATCACTCCTAGAATATAACTGCACACAAGATTAAAGCTTGATAAGTATTATCATCATAATATCACTTTCCACTTGAAATCTTACTTATTTTGTTTTCTTATTTACCAGCAGTTGCAGTTCCTAATGCCACGTTGATTACAGCGGTCTTATCAATCACTTCATAATCGTTCCGCACAATGACGGAAAGTCCTTGACTAAACTGGTCGAACTTGTCCCATTGGGCGGTTACTTGGTTACGCCGGAAGACAGCCACCGCTTGTGATAAGTCCCCCGCAATCATTGGGAACGTCCCGTCGGCATTGTTGGCCAATAACTTGTCACTGATCATGACGACTGGCGCACCTAATAAGGTGAAACCACTGGGTGCTGTTGGGTTAGGTTGTAATAAGTAACGACCCTCGGTGTCCTTGAGTGTATCAAGGTAATTGAACCCGGATTGGTTCACTAACCACATTTTGCTCAAGGCGGGATCTAACGTCACGTTGAAAATCTTTTTAAGATCATCAATACTTGTGGCCGTTGCTTTAGTAAAGTTGCTACCCGTTAACAGGCCCATGATCTGCGTGTTGTCCGTGTTATCAACCAATTGTTGTAATTGGGTTTTAACTTCGCTGACAATATCAACTTCGGCGTCTTCCACCACTTCATTAGATAAGGCAATCTTACCCGCCCGGGTCTTCACATCAAACGGTACTTCCGTAAACATGTTCGCGTCAACATCGGCAATATCGGCGAGTTCGTCCTTAGTAGCCAGTACCGCAGATTGTTGACTAGTGGCAATTGGATAAGTCCCCGAACCGCTAGAAACTTGCTTAACCGTTGCATATTGGGCAAGGTTGTACTTAGATTGCTTTAGTTGGAAAACGGGGGTAATCAGTTCCTTAGGGATAACGGCACTGGCACCGTCCGTCTTTAAGCCGTCTCGGGTTTCCCCGTGCGTCCGTACATATTGTTCAAAGGCGGGAATACCGGTCTTGTTTTCGTTGCCATTGTCATTGTTATTGGGATCAATAATTGTTTGTTTTGCCATGTTGTCAGGCTCCTTTGCTTGATTGATAAATTTTTCGTAACTACGACTTTCAATTTGAATCACTTGCTGAACACTCGACTGCCCATAACTTGGAATAGCCGTAGTCGTTAATTCGTATAAGTCTTTGATATGATTGACTGTCCGGGTAACTTGACCGCTCGCAGTATCTTGCGTCCAAGTATCATCGCCATTGTCTAAATCAAAGGTAAACGAGCACCCACCGATTACCCCATTTTTAATATTGTTATACGTATCCATCGCATAACTAACGCTAGGGTCTAGCTCCGCCGTAAACTTTAAACCCGTATCATCAACGCTCGTGGTGAGGGTTCCATTGTCGGCCCGAGCTAACGGTTGCGCCCAATTATGACTATTCAATAGGACTAATTTTGATAAGTCCAAGCCATTAAGGGCGGCGGGATCAATCATTTCAACAAATTCGGTGCCATCATTCGTACTCATTTTCAATGAGGGGCTATTGAACACCACGGCATAACCAGAAATAACTGGCTTGCCGTCAACTTGTTGGGCTTGCGTGGCTGGTTCGCCGGGATTAGACTGATCCTGATTTTCGGGTTCGGTTGGGACGGCGTCACGTTTTTCGGCTTTCAGTTCGGCCGCCAAGGTAAATCGTTGCTTATTCTTCACTCGTATTCACTCCATTCTTTTGTAAGTTTAGGAAAATATCGCCATCATCAGTTGGGGGTAAGCCAATCTTGGCCCGAGCTTCATTGCGGCTCATAATTCCGCCCGTATAACCGGCCACGGCTTGGGCTTGCTGAGTTTGCGGGTCAAGGCTCAATAACTTGTCCGTGTTAAACGTAAAGTCATGACCAAGCTTGAACGACAGCTCGCTGGTAAAGCTATCAAAGTAATGTTGCAACGTACCTTGTAGATACTGCACACCACTTTGTTCTTGGTTAGAATGATCGTTTTCAACCCCTAAGCGCTCCGGTGGTAAGCCAAAGGCTTTAGCAATTTGTCGGGTCGTCCAGTCATTCGAGTTGACCAGTTTTAACACATCGGTATTTAAGCCTAAGTTACTAATATCCATCGTGTCATCGGTCACAATCGTGTTGATCGCGTTGTCACCCGTATTGGCTTCATCAAACTGGTTGCGAATATTGCCCTTAGCTTCCGGCCCTAAATCAGATTGATGGACTTTAATAATCGTGGTGCCGTGCACACCAGCAGTAAAAAAGCCGGTTAGCAATTTATTGCCGGCCGACTGAATCTGGCGCTCATCTTTGAGGGCATATAGAGGACTAATTCCCGATACGCCGTCTTTGGTGAAATATTTAAAATGTAAAATGTTATTAGGCGTGATCTGACGACTGTTACCACCAATCGGGGTATAGGTGTAGGTCAACGCCCCACTGACGTCATCTTGTTCAACCGTTATTTGGTTATTTTGTACGAATTTAAGTGTGTGATTAGGCAAAATCTCCGCAAAACTATTACCATTTAGTAACAGGTTGGCCGCCAACGCATATTTGAAATGGTAGCCGTCCATTTGGCTATTGGGGGTCTGATTAATCATCGTGTTAAAAATGGCCGTATCGCAAACAATCGGATTGCTGGCAATATCGCTCGCAATAATATTAATCGCCGCGTAAATGTCACTATTACGCAGTACCGCCGCACTCACAAACGTATACGGGTCATTGCTTGATAAACTAACCAAGGCATCAGCTACCGGATCATGCGTGCCGCTGGTGGTACTGCTTTTAACGAAGAAACTCATTTAATCACCTCTTTGCTTTTCATAATTAATTAGCAAGGCCAACAGAATCATGGCTATACCAGCCAATATTAACCCCGCTTGCCAACTGATCCAGCAGCCAAAACCAATCACTAAGCAGATTAAGCCAATCACTAACAAGATCGTTTGTACATAATCAGAACAAATCTGCCGCAGTCGCTGTTTTGTAGTAATCTTCTGCATGTTGTTGATCCTCACTTTCTTGGTAATAGTCCATACCCGCTACAAACGCGTTAATCAACGCCGCAATCGGGTCAATCCGGTTACTATTGCGGGCTTTATCTAGTTGCCAACCATTGTTTAGCACTTTCAAGATGGCGTTATTGACCGCATAAGCGAGAATCTTGTTACCGTTATGTTTAATCTTGTCATCGTAAAGCTGATCACGAAAATTGCGGGTTGGAATATTCAAAGTCTTGGTGCCTTGTCGCACTTCAAACAGTGGGTAGCTTAATTTCTCGAATTTTGTAATTAACGTTTGCGCGTTATACGGGTCATACGCGACGGCTTTCACTTTCCAGTTGTATTTTCCGACTAGTTTTTGTACAAAATCAAATAGCTCGTCATAATCAATAATGCCACTATCTAATCGAGTAATACTACACTCACCCGCCCGCTCCATTGACTGGTAATCAATCCCATCACGTTTAATCTTAGAATCAAGGCCGTACTTAGTGCCCACAAACGAATGACTATCACAATAAAACTGACCATTGCCAATTGGTATCAACCAACTAACCGCGGTCAAGTCATTACTTTTTGATAAATCAATGCCAATATAGGCGTCACGATTATGTAAGTCGGGTACCTTGGCCAATTTACCAGCGGCCCAATCGTCGGCTGAAATATAGCTGTCCTCACTGGCTTGCAACCACATATTGAAATTCTTAACCAGTACCGGAATAAGGTTATTTTGCTTAATTGCAAGGTCAACATCGGCCTGAATTTTCTCCGTCATGCGTTGCTTAACGTGTGGTTCACTGAATAACGGGTTTGCCTTGATCCAATTAGCTTGATCGTAAACTTCTTCGCGGTCGTCCAGTTCCCAGATTGCCACAAAATAACGGTCAGCTTCAGTTTTGCCCTTTAAAACGTCCGTCAGCATGTCATATTCGGCGTGCATTGGAACGTTAAGGTTAAGGCCCGAGGTGGAAATCACCGCCAGCAGGGAATTATCCTCTTGCGCTTGACCAGACTTTAAAACGTTGTACACCTTGCGGTCTTTGGCCTCATGCCATTCATCTAAAATAACTGTGGTGCCGGCATAACCATCAAGCGTACTGGTATCACTGGCAAGGGCCAAGGCTTGCGAATCAGTTTCTAAGTCAGTAATGGCTTGTTTTTGCACCTTAATCCGTTGCCGCATGTACTTCGATTGCTTGCGGACTTGCCGTAGCCCACTTGAAAGCATGTCGTAGCCTAATTTAGCTTGTTTAAGGGCGTTGCTGACGAATAATACCTGTCGGTTACGAGCAGGCTGACGTTCTCTTAAAAGACCATTAGCGGCCATACCAGAAGCCAGATAGGTTTTACCGTTCTTTCGTGCCATACTAATGAACGCTCGATCGTAGCGCCTATTACCGGTTGCTTTTTCACGCCAGCCATATAACTCACTGATAATCCATTTTTGAAAGGGTTGCATGGTGAGTTTGCTACCGTCAGTCTTCGGCATTAATTCGATAAATTTAACCGCCTGTGCCGCTTTGTCTTCATCATAGTAGAACGGGAAGCTGTCGTCCTTAGAACGGCTTAAATCGCGTTTAAATCGCTCACACGCCCATTTAATCTTTTGACCAGCCAACACTTGGCCCGATAAAACTTGGTCAACATATTCAATCATGACAACATCGCCTCGAAAGTATCTTCGGGTGTTTCATCTTTTTGCTTGTTTAATTCCATGCGCGCCCGGCTAGATAACGACATGCCTAAATCATTGGCTAAGGCTTTTAAATCTTTCATGGCTTGTGACTGCAAGGCCACGTAAGGGTTCGGCTTACGTACGCCAGTCTCTTGATTAGTTTGTACCAGCCCGTTCTTACGAATATCATTCTCGCAAGTCTGTACCGTTGCATAGGCGCGACAATAACTGGCTAACATGGCCCGGTCAAGTTCACTAATTGGGGTATTGGCCTTTAAATAAGGCGCTACCCGTTGCCATTCAGTTAAGGCCCGATCATGTAACCAATCTGGCGGGGTTAAATCAAGCACCGGATAATCAAATAACGCTTTCTCTGCGTCCTCACGTTGGTCACGCTCATCATTGGTTAAATGTTTTTTCATACTAGCTAAGGCTTTTACTTTTCGGCCCATTCGGATCACTCCTTTCGTTAAATTTACGCACCAAAAAGCCCCCACGGGTTATCCCATAGCGGCTGATTGATACATATATCCAGAATTCGTTTATTATACCTATATTATCGCACATATCTCTAAAAAGTGCAAATAATAACATGTATATATTGACATGTTACCCCCTGACTTTTTATTCGTTTAAATTTCGCATTATTAGTAAGGATATTTCACAATCCGGCAAAATCAGCAAAAAATCAAATTAAAAAAGGGACTTTTATAAACACAAAAGTATGCTGTCCGCTCCTTTTTGGTCGACCATAGCCCCCCATATCAACGTTTCTGGGCTGTCATGCTGTTTTGAATTAGTCTCGTGGCCGAAAATTAAGCCGCCAACTTGAATTGCAAGTCGAAAATATCTACTCACTAACTCACCCGAAAATTCAGGGCAGTATTCCGCACTTGTGAGGAAACATCTTTGCTGTCCAACCTCAGCCGAATTGTTCACTCGGCCGAAAAATCGGCGCAGTCCATTGCCAATTTTGGCAACGTAGACGCAAAATGCGGGTTGGTTAACTAGGTCGAAAATTTCGACTCAGTAGCTCGGCTGAAAGTTCAGCGCAGTATTGCGCAGATCTATTGCCTAAGTTAAGCTTAGGTAGCACAAGCAACCTGTCACGTCATCTTAGCGAGTCAGCTAGTGCACCAAGTTAGTGTGTTACGACAGGTGTGTGCTACGTTGTGCCAGGTATGTTCCACGTATGTGCCACGTTAGTATGTCTTCAAAGTGTTTTTATATCAATGTTTGTTCCACGTGTTCCACGTGTTCCACGTTAAAATGAACATTTACTGTTATAGTATGTAATAGGGTTAATTTAGCAGATACTAAAAAGCGCCGTACCTTTCAGCACAACACTCATTGATTATTTAGTTTGTTGTTTCCGTTGTTCTCTAACCAATCCCGTTTTTCGGTTATGGTGTCTATGGCAAAGACTTTGGAGATTGCTTTCATCTAAGCGACGTGACCAATCATCTTTGATTTCAATAACGTGATCTACCACATTGGCTTTACGGATCACACCATCTTGATAGCATTGTATGCAGATTGGATTGTTTTCAAGGAACCGCCGTGACAACTTGCGCCATGCCGAAGACTTGTAGAACTGTTGGTACTTGCTTTCGTCAGAATCGTACATGCGTTTATGATACCGCCACTTGTTAGTCGCCTTGCGGTGCTTCTCGCAGTAGCGTGTGTCATAGGCAACTAGCGTCCGACAACCCGGGTGCTCACATTGCTTCATTGGCTTAGCCATGACCGTTGACCTTGGTTAGTGTTACCACATCATAAGCATTCATATCACTATCAGAACTGACACCAGCAACCTTATACGTAACCCCATCTAATATTGCTTCCAAAGTTGTCGTGATTCGATCGTCATGGCGCACCGCAATTAGCTGGTTAGTTGTCGCAGTCGTACCAGTAAGGCTAATCGTGTTACTGATGGTCAACGTATACTCACCATACCATACAGTGAACAGTGTCACGAATTGTTGTTTACTAGTTCCATTAATAGGATTTTGAATAGTTTTGACGGTGCCAAACTGTACCCGCTTATTTAGGCGGCTTAGATTATAGTTCTTCATCGTCATCACCAGTCCTATAAACCAATACTTCACAATAGATCATTTTCGAATCGCTCACTTTGATAAAATCACGGCTAGTGTCTATCAACTCATCGTCAATATCTTGTGCTTTGTCAACTTCCCGAACTCTTGAAAAAAGTTCATCAACATTATCAGCATGTACCATCTTAATTTTCATTATTTTATACTCCTTTTATTCTCTTCCTGTACTGGAAATGTTTTTTTTAACGTGGTCCACGTGGTCCGGTGGTCCAAACGTTGATATATCAGCGCTTCAAAGACCCCTTGACGTGGTCCATTAGGTGGTCCAACGTGGTCCACTTGGTAAATTTCTGATTAAACTTCGCGCATATACCCATGTAGACGTTGACCATTCATTCTCATTCGTTGACTTTTCCAACCGTCCATATTGTCCATTAACAACTTAATTCGCTTAGCTTCCGAGTTTGTTCGCCCGGTTAAATAACGATCAACTGTTTTATGGAAGACAACTTCCATAATTTCCCGAGTTGTTGTTTGATTGAGCAGTTTCCGTTCATTGCTAACTTGATCTTGTAGCCACTTAGATTGCTGACCGTAGTCACTGACATAGCTTTGTTTTAAGCTGGTACTCATTTTTCCCCAATCTGTGGGAACTTCCATTGCTAAAAACGCTTCGATGGCATCTCGCATAGGGTCGACAGCTTCCGCAGCCATCTGATACGCCTTAACCTCTTTCATGGTGGCCTGATCCAGATATAGCGGTTCGCCATTCCTAAACCAGTACACGGCCTCCGCCAATACTTGAAGCATGTAATTCTCGTCCGGGTGCCATACATCTAGCTTAGCCTTGTTAACCCCACATTTAATTGGATAGAAGCGCCGTTCACCGGTCGCGTCCTTTAAATAGTCGGTTTGGTTAGTCGTGCCAATAAATACGCATTTACGCGGGTGTGGCAACGCATAGCGGCCGTAACTATTCCGATATGTGTCGGATTGTGCACTAATAAAATTTTTAATTCCCTCAACGTCCGTTTTTTTCATGGCGGAAAGCTCGGCAACTTCAATAATCCAACTACCTTGTAACTGTTGATAATCGTCTTTCTGCTTCCCCATTCCTTTCAACGAATCATTGAATTTATCTGGGTATAGATTCTTACCAGCCGTACTCTTGCCAAGTCCTTGGCTTCCCTCTAAGATAGGGACAATTTCAAACTTGACTCCGGGAACATAGGCCCGGGCAATAAGACCAGTTAGCCATTTCTTAGTGATGGTGCGGGTGTAGTGATTATCTTCGGCACCTAAGTAATCAATGAAATAACGTTCAGCACGTGGCTGGCCGTCCCATTCTACCGCTTCAATACGAGCCTTAACCGGATTGATTGTCTTGCGGCGTGCTTCTGTAACTACCGCGTCGGTAATGTTTTCCTTGCTGAATAACAAGTTGTAATGATCTTCAATATAACTTCTCAATAACGTGTCATCACTATCATTCCAAAAACCTTTTTTGAACAGTGAATTGTCTGCTTGTGGTGTTTTGACAATTTGTTCCGAGAACTCGTCAAAGACAACTAGTCCTTTCAACATTTCGTCATGTTCCATAATTAAACGGATATTGTAAAGAGACTGTGTTTTGATCCCATCGTCCGAATTTTTTTTGAAATCATTCTGCCAATCAGCGTCACGTTGCATTTTGATAACATTATTGGCCGCTTCTCGGGTCTCTGCTGGTAAATCCATTGCTTTGCCCATTAATGAACCCCCTTACTCTCTCGTTTTAAAATGGATTGAAAAATCACATTAACTTCCTTGCTTGGTAGTGCCGGATCAACGAACGAATCATTGATCACTGACAGCATGTTATAGACTGTCTTGGGATCAGCACCGACGCCAAACATACGACCGGCAATTTTAGTTAACCAAGCATTGCGATTACCTTGGGTTGTCCCGGTTACCATTTCATCTAACAAGCGACCGGTATACTTCTTTTGGCGTGTGGTATAGGCGCGTTCTGACGACCAGTTCACTTTTTGCCCCGCCAACTTATCGACTAACCATCTAGGAGCCGGCTTAATATCAGCCAAGGTTCGGCCACCTAAGGGTGCATACGGTTTGCCGTTAATCTCACTTGGGGCAATCACCGTGAAGTCACTTAGCAAGTCAATTCCGGGCCAAACGTCAATTTTGCGAACCTTAGCACCCGCGTATTTAAAAAAGTAATGGACGCCGCCGTTAGCCGTCCGTTCAATGTAAGTATCTTTCGGCAACGTCAGCCCTTGCTTAAATAGTTGTACCAAGCTAGTCCGACCGTTTTTAGTTGGCTCGTGCATATCAATGTCAACAACTAATAAATCCGATAAATCTAGTCGCAAGCCTAAGTTGTAAGTGGGGTGCTTTTTAAACCATGCGAAGATGGTGTTCTGGTCACTAGTTGCGGCTTGGTAGCCGGCCACCCCTTTAGGTGGCTTCTTCGTATTCTCAATTAGTGGATAAACCGCATAGCCTTGTTGGGCCAGCTCAATTGCTTTATCAAGCGTTGCGAACTCTTTCATTTTTCAGCACCAGCCCTAGCATGTTTAATGGCTAATTCATCAGTAGCATCGCTAATTTTAATTAACTCGTCATTGATCGCCCACGCTAGAGAAGACAATGGCCGGATTTCATATTCTAATTCGTATTTAACCGTACTGCTTTTTTGCTTGCTTTCTTCCAATGAATCACTTAGACTATCGACAATATCGGAAAGTGCTTGGTGAAGTCCAAGGATTTTTATGATTTCACCGCGTAAATCTTCAATATCCATTTTCCATTCTCCTTATTCATGTTAAAATAAGGGAAAGCATATTTTGATTAACTCTTAGACCTACTACTCGCCAAAGTAAAGTAGGTCTTTTTTGTATGCTTTCCCATGCGACTGACCTCACATTCCAAAATAACGACGCGGGTTCTTGATTAACTTAACCACCACGTTGCCAACAAACGACACAATTATAAACTTGATTGCCCATAAGATTGTTGTTGCTATCATAAAATCACCTCCCTTAAATTTATTCTGCCCCCGCACGGTACAATTAAATTTTATGTGCTTCCATGAACTTATCAGCGTCTAGTTGGTCAATACGTTTTGTACCGTTGATTGCAACTACTCGTAAACCCTGCTTAATATATTTGTAAAGCGTGTTGTATGACTTGATATTTAAGCACTCCATGGCTTGCTTATATGTCATATATCGTGGAAAACTATTTTTCATATTCATCAT